ATGAAAATGATTAATCACGCAGGCATGTCGTCTGCGGCTGCCATTACGTCACCGGACGAGGAAGTTATTCAGCTTCTGTATATGACAGCGAAGGAAGTCGATCTCTGCTGTCTCATGACTGATGGGGAATGGGAAGATTACGACAAAACCGTTGTAAATCGCGCATGCGACCTCGGTCTCGTCAGTATTCATAGTCCCGGTGGCGGGTGGAGTTACGTGACCGGCTGGAGGCTCACAAAGCTCGGCAAGCAAACAATCGGCATTCCGGTAAAGGCTGGCATCCTATCGCGCCTTCGTTCATTCTTCACCGCGTCTTGAACCCTACTCTATTTCACAAATGCCCGCATTATCCTGCACTTCGCGAAGGCCCTTGTAAGAGGAATGACGCAGCTTTCCATCGTCCGTCCACGCCCGGTATTCTATCTCGGCAACAAGCTCGGGGCGGACGAAGACGGCATTCCGCTTTCTTCCGGTATCGACCGCGGGCTTGGCGATAATCAGCCGGTCCATCTGCTCCCGGAGCTCGTCCGCGGAACGTTCGTTAAAGCCGGTCCCCACTCCCCCGACATAGACCAGCTCATTCCCCTTGCGCGCGGCTAACAGCAGTCGGCCGATGCCTCCGAATGATGCTGTCGACTTCTCGTACCCAACGATCAGAAAGCCGTCGCTCTGCACGCATTTGATCTTCAGCCAGTCGCCCAATCGGCCGCTCCGATAGGTGCTGTTCCTGTCTTTGGCGATGATGCCTTCAAGGCCATGCTCGCAGGCGATGCGCAAAAGAACCTCTCCGTCCGCCTCGATCTCTTCGGACAATCTAATGGCATCTTCGCCGCCGGCAGGCACCAAGCCCTCAAGGAGATGGCGCCGTGCCGAGAGTTCGGTCCCGGTGAGGTCACGGCCATCGAAATAGAGCAGATCGAATGCCATCAAGACAGCTTCCCGCGACGTCCGCTTCCCGCCCCGGCCGCCAAGCGACTGCTGAAGCCTGCCGAAATCAGACCGGCCACGCTCATCGAACACGACGGCTTCGCCATCCAGTATCGCCGTCGAGACAGGAAGGCGCTTTGCAGCCGCCAGGATCGCTGGGAAGCGGGCCGTCCAGTCGTGCCCGCCCCGCGTCAGGATGCGGACGCCATTGGGCTCAATGTGGACAGCCAGGCGATAGCCGTCCCATTTCACCTCGAAGGCCCATTGCCGGCCTTTGGGCGGTTTCGACTTCAGGAGAGCGAGGCAAGGATCGATGCGATCCGGCATAGGGTCGAGGGGAAGGTTCGGCTGCGCGGGATTGCGCGGCTTGCGCGGCCGGGACCGAGCCGGCACGTCAGCATGCTGTAGCAGGGGCTTTGGTTTCGGCGGCTTTCTCATACCGCCATCCCATCAGCAATGTACTGAAAAGCAATTGCCCAAAACGGGTTATTGATTTCAGCGACGACGACAACATTTAGCAAACATCGGTCGACGGACGTCGATGGCTGACTCGCAGATTTGCGAGTCGACACCCTGACTGCAGTGCTGTCTTCTTCGAAAAAGGAGGCAACTATGCGATCATTTCATACAGCAGTTCAGGTTGACAGCGCGCTCTGGGCGGTCACCTTCGTCAGCGAGTTTGGCTTCCACGAAACCAGGATCCTGACCAGCGCCGAATTCATCGAGGTGATATCGGCGGAAGCCTAGCTTGGCGGATAATTTCGATGAGGCTACCGGTGCCGGATCAATATCAGCCAAAATACAAATGGCGCGAGACGTGGCCGGGAGAAGGCCATCAGGACTTCGCCGGGTTCGACGGCGAACAGTCCTTCGGCCGCATCCAATTGGACACGCTGACCAGCAGCAGGTTGGGCATGTGGAAGTGGAACGCCACTCATGTTCCATGGGTGCGAGAGCACATCGCGCCTCACAGCGGATGGGAGACAACGTCCCGGGAGGCGTGCCGTAAGGTGGAGGAGCATTACGAGACGCTGCTGGAATCGCATGGCCGGCCGAAAAGCGGTGGATGACGCTCTTCGGAGAAGGCTTATCGCCCAGCGCTTGAACGGACGTCTTTCCGCCCTATCCTGATTCCAGGGATGATGAAGACCGTCATGATGCGATCCAAGATAGTAGAAGTACAAACGACGATGAGCGACGAAGAAGTCGCCCTCTGCCAAAGGGTCTATGATTACGTCAGGTTGGCGCGACACGTCACAAGAGATGGCGACCTTGATGAGCTGGCCAGACGGATCATCCAGTCATTCCAGCACGGGGTCAGGGACGAGGACGCGTTGACGCGGCTTGTGATTGGCTGACAACCGGCGACAAGCTAGATGGCCTTTTCAGTATTAGGGGCCGCCCAACGCACAGGAGAGTTAGTGCTCGGGGTTAAGCAAACGATCGTTGAGCGGCCAAGTAAGAAATATCAAATATCGAGCGGCAGTTGTAGCTCTAATTTCTATGGCTCGACGGTTAATGCTTTCGTCGCGCAAACAGACATTCCGGTAGATACCACGGATGTGGATAAGATAACTCCATAAAGTAATATTTATTGTAAAGTGAAGCAGGTTCGTCTAAGCCAATTTTCAGCGCCAAAGGCGAGATCTAGAAACCACCCCCCTCATTTATCCCCCGCTCACGCGGGGGTACTCATTGCAGGTACTAGGCTGGGTCGGGTCGTTTCTTGATCCAAGGCCATCGAGCGGGGGTCAACTGACGTCCCCGTGCGATGTCAACCTCCCGGTAACCTAGACAGCTCTTTACGGTCGTACGGCAGGTTGTTTTCCGCTATGCGTATTTCTCGTTAAGCTTGCGTAAGGGGAGCGGCATATCAATGAACTCCACCATGCCGATAACAGTGCACAACTGGTTCGACGGCACCCCGAACAAAAAGTTCGGCTCCCTATTAAATGCTGTAGAATATTTAGGAGAGTTCTCCAGCGACCTCAGGGCGATAGAAATCCTCTACCATATCGGCGATCATCAATATCGGATCATTTCGGGCAACGAGCTTGCCGCGATGATTACCCAGGTCAAGGCGCGCCACCTATTGCAGATCCTGCTCGCCTCCGCAGCCGTTACTCACGAGCGGCAGGCCGCGCAAGCATCTTGAAGAGATGCGTCGCGAACCTATCTGAATCCATAGGCGATTAATCTCGACGGAGGAGCAGGTTATGTCGCTGCTAAGTCTCCTTTATCTCGATGATCACGGCATTGAACTGGTCTCCAATGCCGTTAGGCAATGGTGTCAGGTCCGCCATGTCTCAATCCAAAGCATACAAGGCCAGAAGGCCTTGAACATTGCTGTCGACAAGGTACTTGCCGGCGAAAGGTCGCCGGCGGCGATTGTCGAGGCAATCGACAGCGGTATGCAGGTCGAGATACATAAAGACCCTCACGGGTAAATTGGGCCCCTCAGCCTCAGTCATTATGCGTGCCGTGTTCTCTTCCGCAGCGAACCTACCCGGCTAGCATTCAATGCCGAACAGCACGGGAACTTATACGACTGTCTTTCGTTAGGCGACAAGGATCGTACAGGTGGCCCTTGTGACCGGGGCGTAGGACAACTCTTCCTTCCTCCCTGTGCGGTCCGTCCTTTCCAGCAACTGCCCCGTTTCGGCGGGGCTTCTTTTTGATCCACAGCGCGCCACGCGCGAAGAATTAGTTGATCTTGCGCCAATTCCACGAGGCGGCAACGGCCCCGGGATCAAAACCTCGCAGATGAAAGATCAAAAAATCCTTTGGCACGGGAACAATAGTCTTCGTTGATGGTAAGATGCCTCGCCGTGCGGAGATGTGTAAAGCCACATGACACTTCGCCGTGCGGCCCACTCGTACACCTGTGCCTGCCTCGCTCCCAAAAAAGCGGGGCCTTTTTTTGATCCACAGCGAGATCTGGTCTCTCGAGAATGAAAGACAAAAAAATCCGTAGGAACGGGAACAAAAAGCTCCGTTTTACAGTATATATTTTGGGCCGCGCGGAGATTTGTTAAAGGCTGCCGTCCGACACTTCGATGCGCGGTCCACTCAACCTAGGACTTGGCCCCGCCTCTAAAAGCGGGGCCTTTTTTGGCACTTCAATACTTCAATTAATCTTAAGCCAATGCCTGACCCAGGCCACAGCGCCGTCGCTGGCATAGGCAACCATCCCGCCGATGGTTAAGCCAGCAAGAGCTATAAGCCCCGATATGCCGACCCCAAGCGTCTTTAGCCGCTTCCACTCGTCAAGGGCTGGCGTAACCGCATCGTGATTTTGGTTCACCGTCTCTTTCAGGGACTTTATCTCCTCCCTGATTTGAGCGTCGACGCCGCCAGTAATCGCAGCAGTGGTATCGAGATGGGAAATCTGCTTTGCTTGCTCATCGAGCCTGCGATGGATCACCGACCGGCTTTCGCGGGCGTTGTCCTTTTCGTCGCCGAGGTCCTCGCGAATGAGGGAAACGCTTGCCTCAATGCCTGTCAGTCTGCCTTCGACCCGCCCGAGGGCTCGGAGAATATCGTCGTTGGATGTCATCGATCAGAGGTCCTGCTACTTCGCCGCGTCGACGGCCGCCACGCAGGCAGCGCGACGATATTCGCCAATGTTGCGGGCGGTCCGATCGGCCGACCATCCGTTCAAGATTTCTTCTTGCGTCATGTCCCGATCCGGCTTCGGAGAGAGCGCAGGCGTCACCTTCCGGCATTCCGGCGGCAGAACCACCGTCACGGTTTGCGTGATGACGATCCGCTCCGGCTTTGGATTAGTCAGGGAGCAGGCCGACACGACCACGGGAAAGGCCAATAGCGCTGCCATTAGGAAGATTCGCATTGCGTTTCCTCAATTCTTCGAGCTGCTGGGAAGCGGCGTTGACGCGATCGGCCGCGTCCGCCTGGATCTCGATCACCGCCTTGGCTTGGTCGGCGATCTTCTGGTTGGCTTCGGCATTAGCCCTCTCGATCTTCGTCGTCCATGTCTGATCGGCGAGCGCTTTGGCGTGTGCCGCAGCGTCGTCGACCATCGAACGAATTTCCCGGATCGAGCCATAGGTGATGCCCGAGATGACCAGCACGAGCGCTAGCGCGGCCAAGCCGATCGCGATCGGTTTTGACAAGCCGAACATCAGATGCCCTCAAGGCAGAATTGGCGCTCTTTCTGCCGGCGCCGGGTCAAGCCGGGAAAGACGATGCCTGCGGCGCGATTCCACTTCAAGAGCGCCTCGCAACCCTCGGCCGTTTTGCCCTGGTTGATGAGCTTGACGGCGCTGGATCCACACGCAGCTTTGATTCCCACGTTGTAGCCGAACGACGTCAGGGCGACGAAGCGCGCGTCGGGAAGCGGAACCGTGACGCAACGCTCAATGCCGGCGGCGTAGGTTTGCAGCTCCAGCGACAGAAGCGCCTTACACTGCGCGACCGTCTTGTAATCCCCCGGCTTCACGCCGTTGGTGCTGCCATAGCAGATCGTCCAGGGCTGCCCCTGCGTCGCAGGATCCGGATAAGCATTCTGGCGCAGCCCCTCGAACGATCCGACGAGCGCTACGGCCATGGCCGCGGCGGTACTACCCTTCTGTAGGCGGTTTGCCATTCAAGTCTCCTGAGATCTTTTGCTGGAAAAAGATGCGGGCGACGATCGCCGCAGCGGCAAGAAGGCCGGTCACCATCGACATGCCGAGCTGGATATAGATGTTATGAGATACCCAGGTGGCGGCGACGAAGAGATAGACGGGCTCGAGAATGATGATGAGCAACGCAAGCGCCATTAGCCGCACCGACCAGGCACGCTTCAGCACCTCGCGCCAGTTATGGACGAGCATGGAGATCTCCGATTTGGATGTGAAAATGCCCCCCGGAGGCGGCTTGGCTTTTTAGCGCGGCCGCGCATCAAATGATGTCAGGGAGGTGAGGTAGCCAAGACTCGACATGTTCGCCGTTCGCCATATCTCCTTAACACCATCAAGGAGGGAAATATGTTTCGAGCACTAGCCGTTTCTCTATCTGTCAGTGCCACAGCTATCCTGTGCCAGCCCGTTTTTGCAGCTGACATGATCGAGGGTTATCGCCCACCACCGGCTACGCGCCATGTCGTTTACCACCCCAAAAAGGCGTATGTCAGGAAGACCTTTCACGAGTGCGGTCAACTATTAGTGGAGTACCGCCCACCGTACCGTCCTCACACGGAGATTGTTACCATCTGCCATCCACGCAAGTACGTCCTTACCCGATACTGACGGCCGATGTCTTCAGGAAGGCGGCAAAGCCGCCTCGATCTCATTGACCTGAGATGGCTTCAGCGACGTGCCGAATACGCCACTCCCACGGCGCCGCAGCGCCGCGTAGAATGCTTCGCTGTTCATGGATATCTCCAGATTGTGGGGAATAGGGAAAGCTTTGCGTGCTTTGGTTGAATTGGAGCGTAAGGCTCGCTATACCGGCGACCCAGAAAACAGACGGGCGAGATTTCATTTGCAGTTAGTTTCACGCAACTGGCGAGATGCCTTTATCCTCGTCCTCACGTGCGCCATATTCGCTTTGATCAACGTCAGATGGATCATCCAGTATCGACTTGGATCAGTTCCTAGCCTCGACGAGGCCGGATACCTGACGTTTGCTTTCCAATATTTTTATGCTTTGCGCGACGGCGGGTTCTGGAACTGGGTTTATACAATCCAAGGGCCGTCGATATTCTCTCCCCTCACCGCCGCATCAGCATCTCTGGTTTTCTATTTTTTTGGGAAGCATCTTGTTGCCGCTTACATGGCCACGCTAGCGGCCGGAATTGTCACGATCGTTTCGACATACGCGATATCCATCCGGATCATGGGCAGGCAACAAGCCCTGATCTGCCTCATCCTGATCGCCAGCCTACCGGCCGTGATTGACTACACGCGCACGTTTGAATTCGCACTGCCGGTGACGGCAGCAACCTGCGTCGCTCTATATTGTCTTGTGCGTACCGATCACATGAGATCGCTTCCTTGGGCAATTGCCTTTGGCTTTTGCGTAGGGCTGATGCCATTATTCAGGACAATGACCCTAGCCTTCATCCCCGGCATGGCTATGGGGGCTTTCGTTTATTCTCTCAGCCATCCTGGTGGCTACCCATCCACCGCTAAGCGTCTGCTATGGGCATTCTTTTTACTCCTGCTCGCAGCGGCGGTCGCAATCGCTGTTGCCATGACCTGGTTTTGGGGAAACGCTGAGGGCGTCTTCCAATATTTGACCAACTACGGTTACGGCGCCAAGGCTACGGAGTTCGGACCATCACACTTCTGGTGGGGAACGATCGTAGCGATCCTTTCCGCTCTATTCATAATACACCTGCCGCATGCGCTTTTCTTGGCCGCCGGGGGCGTCGCCATGATTGTGTATCTGGCTAGAAGCTACGCCAGCGGGCGGCGCAGAACTGTCAAAGCCATTTTTCAATCGCCAGTAACGCCGATCGCAATCTTTGTGGCCCTCGCCTCCGCAGTGCTCTTGACTTCAAGCAACAAGGGAAGCGCGTTCGCGCTGCCGATAATCCCGCCGGCCATCATTCTTGCTGTATGGGCAATATTCCGACCCGAGCGCCGGCGCCGCTACAAACTTGCGGCTGCCGTATATTCTTTGATCATTGCGGCGCTTGGGGCAGTCCCAGCGCTTGACCTCAACAATAAGCTCGCCAAGCCGACGTATCTCCATCTTCCGCAAGGCATCGACATTGTCGTGACGTCTGGCAGATCATCGTTCGAAAACTTCCTGCTTTTCAATCACATCGGAAATCCAAAACTGCCGAGCGTGATACCCCTCGAGGAGTCCCGGCGGTGGATGCAGCTAAGCGCCACCATTTTCCGCGATCTGCAGAAAGTCACGACACCAAATCAACTCGTCATGTTCGGGTTTCGCCACGTGATCCTAAACAGCAACACCGTCACGCTCGCAAACCTTATGGATACGCAGCAGAAATACTTTATCAGCGGAATTGACCCGACTTCCGTCGGCGACACGTACGACGATTACAGGCGCTGGCTTACCGAGACCTGGGCATCAGACACTTGTTTGATGCTCCTTTCGAACGGCAATGAGGGAGAGGTACTCCCTGCCGTTAACTCAGCGGAGCTGTTGCGGGCGATGCAAGACCTTGGTTATTCCAAGTCAGGGATGACTTGGACCATGCCGAACGGACGATCGATTGAGGCGTGGAAGCGGTTGTGCCCTTAGCGCTTATGACGTGGTGACTGTCTTCCAGTTTACGCCATCTTCACAAACTTTCAATTTGCCGGCCACCGAGTCAAAGTACACAGCGCCCTGCGCCACCGTTGGAGCGCTGGCCTGTGGGGCAAGTCTGATTCCGCCATTCTGAAAAACCGTGAACAACTCCACAGTTTTCGCATTATTCAACACCCCGAAATTCCCCGAGGTGCCAACGCGTATCGCCATGCTTGTGCCGCTGAGATCGTGCCTCAGTGTCACCTCGCCGTTGCGGTTGATATTGAACACATCCCAGCTGCCGTTGCTGCACGATATATAATTGGAAAAGTAGCCTCCGGTGGAGATATGCCCATCGATCTTCAGGCCGTAGCTTATCTCGGAATAGTCGGCCGATGCGAAATAGGCAATTTCCTGGCTTGCAGCGTGATCCATGCAGCCAATCTGATAAACGAGTCGGCTTAGCGCCGCCTGGGTTACCTTGTCGTTTTTCTGTGTGGCCCCCTCAATTCCTCCGACAAACCCATCGTTGTCGTAGAATGCAGCGTCGATGAGTATTCCGCACGCATCAGCCCTGACGCCGTCACGTTGATCCTGGCGAACGACAAGGTAAATGCCGTCCATCTCACCGCCTTTTGCGGTGCCGTCGCCATAGCCCTTTTTCATCAGCGAAACGGCATGAGCAACTGACGCGCGCGCCGGTCCATTGATAGTTCCGCCTTCCGCGATTGTGTGGACGCTTTTGGTGGCAAGCAGGTGGTTGCCTACGTCATTGTTGAAGCGAAGATGATCATGAATAAACTGCTTTGCTTCGACGTCAGCGCCGTTGTACGAAAACAGGCCATTTAAACCGCCCGGCCCGTCATACTGATACGTAACGTTCGTAGGCGGCATAGCCTGCATCGCGACATCATCGCCAGGCCCACCGTACAGCGTGCCGCCGGCCACCGCTACTTGAGCAGACGCATGGGCAAATGTGTCATAGTCAGCAACAGACGTTCTCTCGCCCAACTTGCTGGCAAGGTTACGGGAAATCGCTCCAACACCATTTGCGAGCGAATCGAACATCTGTGAAATCACGCGAGTGAGCGACATTTTGTTAACCTTTCACTTCTTCAACGACGAGACGAGTGCCGCAGACGCCGCCAAAAAGACGGCCGCTAGACGCGCCGTTCATTCGCATCGTGCCCGCCCCAGCTCCGACACGGACTGAGAAGGTCTTGGCAGATGTAGACCCAGCCGTAACCTCCACCTCGCCACTCATTTGGTAGCCGTTTGCGGTTGTCAGGCCCGACACGTGACCCGCTGCTATCGCGCCTGCGGAGCCATCGAAGATTGCCCATATAAGAGCTTGTGGCCCAGCCGCCGGAGATGCCTCTCCGACAAATCGAATGCGTAATTTATTACTGGCCGATTTCGGCGTAATGGCCACAGATAGAATTTGCGTCCCTTCGCCGATCTGCGGAATTGTGTCGTCGGCGGGGATGACAGTGGTCAGATCGGCGTTGGTGGTGTAAACCGCCGTAACGCTGTCGATTACACTGCCGATGGGAAAGAACAGATCCCGAATCTGCGCGACGGTCAGCTCCTCCATCACGCCGGCACCGGCCGATGCTCTGCCCAGCAGCCGCAGCGTGGCGCTGACGTCCTGGATTTTAGGGTAGGTAACCGCCTTGGCACCAAGCTTCGGCGTCGTCACCGTGCCGTCCGAAGGTGTGCCTATAGGTATCGCATTGCTTACCCTGACTTCAAACTTCACACCTAGCGGAACGTTGATCCGGATGTACGCATCACTTCCGCTATAGACGAGCGTATAGGCGATATCGCTTGACATCTGATTGACGCCGCCGACCACGACGAACATGTTATTCGCCGATCCGGGATCGATCGACAGCAGATAATCTGCCTCAGCTCCTGTTCCAGTGAACGGGCCGTTAACCACCCAGTTGTTGCGGGCAAAATCGGCATAGTCTGCTGCAAGCGCCGCCGCTGCCTCAGCCGCTGCCAGAACGGCGGCGCTTGCCTGGTCGCTGAGCAGGCGGAACGTCCCGCCCGTCACGAAGCCGAGCAGCGTTACGCCCGCGGGAAGGCCGCCGACAACCGGATTGTTTCCCGCCATCGTCTTGATCGTCAGGGCCGAGCCGCCATTGAAGGCCACTGTCACCGGCGTTGCGGTATTGGTCGCAACGATTGGCAGGCCGATCAGATTGTTGCTGTCGGAAAAATCCACCCCGACGGGAATGGTTGCGACAATCGCATTGGCCGTCCCTGCGCCCGAATTGACCGCCTTTGCATAAGGATACTTCTGATCGTAGAGAAGCCGAAAGGTCGACCCGGAAATGACGCCGGTAACGACAGCGCCCGCCAGCAATTCATTGGCTACGAGATCTTCGCCGAGGAAGTTCTTGACGGTGAGCGCGCTACCGCCGTTGAAAGATATGGTGACAGGTGTTCCTGTATTGGCCTCGAAGATCGTGACGACAATGATCTGCGCGGAAGAAACTGGCACGCTGGTTGTTGCCTGTATTGCGTTCGCAGTGCCGGCTCCAACGTCGAATGCAGCATTGAAGCTATACGGAAGGTCTCCGACACGCGTCCAAGATCCGAAGCCAGAAATTCCGATCTTCTGATAGATGCCATTATATGCCACGCTGGGATCGCCGACGACCCACGCCATCGAATTTGCAGCGTGCGCCAGATCAGCAAACAGCAGCGCGCGAGTTTGGAAAACCGAGCCGCTATTGGCACCGATCGCCGTGATGAATGACTCCAGCCACGTGCCCCAAGCGCGTATACGGCTCTTTTCGGGCTGCTCAGGGGAGATCGATGGCCCGTCTGCCCAGATCGTGTTTGCATTCTCTGCCATGATTTCTCCAGAGCTTTAAATCGTGATTGTCGATGATGCTTGAGTGGTCGATGGGATGCCGGAGCCGTTCTCGGCGCCGCACCAGTATTTCCACGTGCCAGTGCCGGGAGTATCGGCCGGAGGCGTGATCGTCTGGTTGGCGGTGACGTTGTACTGCCCGAGCAGCGTGGCAGCGGCGAAGGTCTGGCCTGTCGTGCCGCGCTTGAAGATCAGGAACTTGGTGTTGTCGTTCGCTGCCTTGGCGCTGATGGTGACCGTTCCAGAAGCGTTGACAACCGACAGATTTACCGGGACGCCCGGCGCTACCGGGTCAACCGTTGATGTGACATTGGCCGTGATCGACCAGTTGCCATAGTCGCCATCCGAAGCGATGTACGAGGTCTGAATGTCCAGCAACTTGTTGGACGGAACCACATTCGTGCTCATGTCGATGTAGCCACCAGCCGGCACGGGGTTCGGAAACCGTTGCTCGATCCAAGGCCCTGGCGTTCCCGATCCCGCATCCGCGAGGCGATATCGAACGACGGGCATCAGCGTCTCGTCATCCGGATCAATGATCACCACGCGGATATAGACGCTATCGCCATTTGGGCGCGCCTGAACGAGGTTTATCACCGGCGTCGGAATACCATCAGCATCAAGCCGTGGCGGAGTGGCTGGCGGCGCTCCTTCTTCGATGGCAGGGTTCCATGCGTCGATGCTCGGAGGGTGCTTCATGATATCCATGACGAACCCGCCTTGGAGAAGCGAGAGCACCGATTTCCTGTTCTCGACAACCGTCCCGTTCAGACGGGGAAGCATGTTTGGAGCTTCCAGCCTCACCCACCGGCTGTAGACGGAATTGATACCGGACAGGCGGACGTTGATCTGTCCTGTCACCTTCTGCTGAAGCCGCAGCCAGTCGCGCTTGCCGAGGCGTCGGGCCTGGCGCCACTGTTGGACCCATTGATAGTTCGCATCCTGCGCCAGCACGCGGCCGGAGATGAGCTGCGCCGAGGTGTCCTCAAAGAAGTCCGTGTCAGATGTGGCATAGCCGATGTCAGGAAAGCAGAACTTCGGAATGAGGCGATTGCATTCATCCTCGAAGAGCACGTCATATTCGACCTGGTGACCGACGATATCCGCATCCGTCAGGGTCGTGACATACTTCTCGCGGAACTTGCCGGCGATGAAGAGCAGTGCCCCGTCGCCGCGTTCGCATATCCAACCATCGCAGGATGCCAGAATGGCGTTCGTGGCGGCCTTCGGATCGTTCTCCGTGGTATCGAAGCCGTTACACTCGTAGCGCCGCTCAAAGCCACCACCCGCCAGGGGCACGAGCTCGTCGCAGACATCAGCCTCTTCTTGCCACATATCCAGTACAGGCAGGATCGCGCGCTGATAGTTCCGTCTATGACCGAACTCATTGAAGCACTGATGCCAGGCCATGATGACCGCGGCGTTCCGCGTCCATTCCCACGTCGCCGGGTCTTCAGGATCCTGCAAAGGGTCACGAAAGTCCCAGCAGAGCGCTAGATCAGCTTCCACAGACAGCTGCGGAACACCATACGGGAACGTCTTGTTCTGGCGCTCGGCCTTGTCGCTGCTGGCGATCATGGCGATTGACGCCTGCCCGTCGCCGCGATGGTTGCTCGTCCACACCCCTGCCCCGGAAAGAGCGGAGACTATCGGCGAATATGGAGTTTCAGGAACATCCCCAAGTCGGCTGAATATCTGCACGTTCAAGCGGTAGTTGGTGTCGCCATTGATGATGCCGCTGGGCTGCAACGTCACCTCATCGTCGTGGAGCCAATAACGATTGATGGACTTTATTTTGTGGCCGGCGATCGCCTGCACGGCATAGAGCTTCTTGCCGGACGCCTCCCAGAGCATATAGGCACCCCCGAGCCGGTTGCGACCCACGCCCCACCAACGATGCGGGATGGTCTGAACCTTCGGGACTTTGCCGTCTTCCGGCTTCGGAGGCTTTGGCGCGAGGAGCGCCTGGATTCCGATAGCGATAGCCGTTGTCGCGATCGCCGCAGCACCAGCGCCGAGCAAAGCCGCCGTGCTCGCGGAGAACCCGATGGACGTGAAGAGCGCCGTGAACAACGGCGTGAAGATCGGATCATAAAGCGCCGTGCTGCCACGCAAAAAGCGATCCTGCCACTCCCAACGATGCTGCTCGAAGTAGTGCTCAGCCTCACTCGGGACGCTCTCATACGTCGCCTTCAGGCTCATGCTGGCAATCTCCAAGCCGCGATGAATTCGGCCGGTGTTGCGCGGATTCCGGCGGGATGGATGCAAGTCCACAGGGGGCCAAATCGAATGGCGCCGATCTGCGTCTCGACCTGGTCTGCCGCGGTCTCGCCGGTCATCGCCTTGATCAGGCCGATATCGCCCGTCTCCGGATGCTGGACGCGCTTAGCGCCGATCTTCGCCAAGTGGCTATCCATAAATGCCAGTTCGCCTCCGTGGTTCGCGATGATGGCGTGTGCCTCCTCCCGCGTGCGGTAGGTCCCGCGAAGATCCTCGGCCGGATCGATCCCAGCGCACCTGAGCGCCCAGGAAGCCGGGAAGGTCATGCAATCGTCGCCGCCAACCCCGCCCCACCTAAACCGGTGCGGAAGCGCAAGAAAATGATGGATATCCATGGAGCCTCAGCTAAATACTGGCCACTTCGGCTGAATGCCGCGGGCAAGACGTCCTGTGCCGTTGCAGAATGCATCCGTGGGGTAGAGCGATCGCTGCATGGCGTCGGACCAAAGCGCCTTTGACGGGCGTGATCTCGTATTCTCCCCGGCGACGACCGCAAGGCTTAGAGACAGGGTTGCCGTTTCCCCTTCCCTGATCGGCGGGCGGGATTCCTTCGGATGCGATGCGACCCCTGTCCAAATCGGGATGATGCTGCTCATCGGCTGATAATACTGGTTGAGCGTGGTCAATCCGACCTGAACCAGCTTTCCGCGCACCGCCGGGATGCTGTCGAGCATCGCCGCGCCGGTTGCCGGGTCGATGCCGGAGACCGAGAAGTCGACTGCATCAGAAGTGCCGTTGACAAGCACCTCGAGCGATGGAACCCCGATCAGGCGGCCACCACCGAGATAAACCGTTCCATCCGGATCGATGCCATCAAAGCCGATCGGTACATCATTGATCCCGAACCACATATGCAGCGCCGGGTCGGTATCGATGCGCAGGAACACTCCGAGCTGATGGCTGCCACGCATCTCCTCGGTGACCGCCGCCGGCACATATTCAACCGAGTAGGCCATTCAAAACGCTTCCGTGAACTGGACAGTCGGGCGCGAGGAATACCACCCGGAATATTCCCAGGGGATCGTCACGCCTTTCGGCAGCTTCATGACGCAGCGCGGGCGGGCGAGCTCCACACGGGTGCCAGCAGTGACGGCTTCACGAAGCGGCGGGGCCAGGGCGAGACGATAGACGGAATTTTCCTCGTCGGTCTGGTCGATCAACTCCCATGACCTGTAGACCCGCCATCCCTTCGTTGGATGATAGATCGAAAAGAAGTCCGACCATCTGAAAACGCCCCTCGCCGCGCCGTAAACGCGCATCGAGATAATGCCGGCATTAAGGGCGGCATCCTCTGTCACCTCGGCGTAGACCGTCGCCTGGGAGTATCCAGAGCCATCGGAAAACAGAGACCCATCCGAATGAGGAATTCCAGTAATGATCGGCCGCCGAGTGCCGCTGATCACTGGGAACGGGCCGATCTTGTCGTTGACCACAGGGACATTGATGAAGCGGAACCCGCCATTGAGACGGGCGCCCAGCCAGTTCAGCACTTCGAAGCGTTCGTCCGGTCCTTCAAGCACCATTTCCGAATAGGTGGCGGTGATGATCCCGCCACCCGATGTCTCGACGCTGATCGGCTCACCAACTCCATTAACGCCGCCGTCGAAACCACTGCCGGGATTGTCGAAACGCGCCTGCTTCGGCCGCAGGAAATCCACCGGGAACATCGGCTGATTGATATAGACGGCCATCGTCAGCCCACCCGTGAATTGAATTTCTTCTGCGTGTTCCCGAAGCCGCCACGGGTCTGATCGATCTTGTCCTGGTAGAGCGCTTCCTGTGCGCCTTGCCGGGCGAGCTCACGGACATGCTCGTCACCGCTACCGCCGTGCACGTGGACTTCGAGCTTTCGAGGAGCGGCTGAAGTGTTGTCGTTGCTGCCGCCCATCATCTGGGCGCTGCGGTTGGTGTTGAAGACCTGAGAACCTTGCGGAAGGTTCACCAGTTCGGGCCCGCGCTCGCCAACGATCGCCATGCCGCCCGGCGCATAGTTCGTACCGTCGGCAAACAGGCCAGTAATGCCACCGGACGCCGCCAATGTGGCTTGCGCACCGATCGGCTTGAACCCACCGAAGAGACCCCCCAGCCAGGAGAACAGGCCGCCACCACCGCTACCACCGGACGCGGCAGGAGCAGCAGGGAAGAAGTTACTGGATAGGCTCTCACCGATCTTGCCGAGGCCATTTCCAAAACCGCCAAGGTTCTCGGTAGCTGATCCCAAGGCCTTGTTGAACTTGTCGACATAGCCAGAGCCGGTCGTTCCGAGCACATCGGCGGCTCCAGCGCCTTGCGCGAGCGGCCGTCCGGTGAACCAGACAGACGCCGCGTCCTGCGGATTGCCGTATTTCGAAACAGCCGCTCCGAAATACTTCTCGAAAACGGCGTCTTGAGCGCTCTTGCTGCCGAGGAACTCGCTCGGTGAAAGAGAACTTCCGGTCGCGCCCTTCGTCCATGATGGAATGTTCGCCCCCATCACCTGATAAGCGCCGTATGCCCGATCGCCTGTCTTCGTGGTTGGGCCGAGCGCGCCATAATTGCCGCCGCTCTCGATCGACTGGATGGCCTTGGCGTAGGCGGAGATATCGCCAAGGGGGCCGCGCGTGACAGAGGTGAGCGGAGCCTTTCCGATATTGTCATTGGCCGCGCCACCTAGAACAGCCGTTGCCACACCGCCGAGACCGGACGCGGCCGAGCCGCCGCTCTTGCCTCCGCTGATCATGCTGGCGAACAGGTTGCCGATGCCATCGAAGAACTTTTCCCAGAGCTTTGAAGCCTCGCCCGTAATCGCCGATTCAAAGCCCTTGAGAAACGCCTTGCCGATGTCATGGCTGCCGGAGATCAACTCGCTGCTGAAGGCATCGCCGAAGCCTTTAGCTAGCTCCTTGGCCTGCTGCCCGCGCAGTTGCTGACGGATGGCAGCAGCCTCTGGCGAATTAAGGTCTTCGTTAAAGCCGTAGCGGTTCAGCGTGCTCGCAACCTGCTGGTCCATCGCGCTACGCTCAGCCTGGCGCTGCTGAAAGCTGATATCAAGCCAGAAGTCCGCCTTCGCCTCCTGGGCGCGGCGATATGCTTTTTCCAGATCGTCGACCTTGTCGGTCTGGTCTTCGATCTCGAAGAAATTAGGCTTCTGGCCGGGGACCGGAACGTTCGTGAGCCGGCCATCGCTGTTCAGGATGGTAGGAGCGCCCGGATCCTGATCGAGGTCGAGCGGCCGGCGGCCTGGCACCGGTACGTTTGATGGAATGAAATCGGACGGTCGGAAGGTGCGGCCACCATCAGTGAAGGTTGATCCGTTGACGATATCCTGAACGTTCGTGCCGCCGGCAATGGCCTTGATCCATTCCGTTCTGGCCTTCTGCGCCGCCTCGACTCCGCGGTAAATGGATTCCGTCACCTTATCGAAAGCGTCTCGGAAATCCAGAACTGCGGGGACGCCGTACTGCGCGACAGCACTCGACAGCTCCTGTTGCACGCGGTTGAGGTCGGCCATTGAGGCCGTACCATCATTGAGCCTGTCGCGAAGATCGCCCCATGCTTGGCGCAAATCGCGGATGGTGACCGCGTTTTGCGGATCACCCTGCAGGGCACGGAACGCGGCAACGCCCTGCTTCTGGATGGAATCAAGGTTCTTCGAAAGGCCGTCCAGTTCGCGGCCGGCGAGGATCTCGCCCGCCTCGCGGCCTTGCGTGAGCTTGTCCGCCCGGTCGAGTTGGTCGACATACCCCTTGAGCGCAGGAGTGGCATCACCCCAGAGCTCGGCCGCACGCCGGATGACGTCATTCTGCTCTTCGAAAAGCTTGCTCGTCTTGCCTGTTCCGCTTTCGGCTGTCGTGAAATACTGGACGAGCGCTGCAACGCCAGCCGTGAGACCGATCGTCACTAGCGACACGGGGCTGATAATGGAAGCAAACGCAGCGGCAAGGCCCGCGACAGGGCGTTCCATCGATCCGACCACCGCCGCCAGTTGCGTGCCCTGCTGAAGACCGATCATCAGCGGGTTCATGCCCATGGCGGCCGTGACTGCAACGTCCTGGAACTGAAAGGCAGCATTGGCCGCATTGAAGTTCTGCCCACCGCCGCGGTTGCTGTTTGCAGCCTTCACCGCCGCTCCTGCGGTCGTCGCTGAGGTTTTCAGCCGCTCATACGCCTGACGCTCGCGATCCAGCGCCTGCGTCATCTGTTGGGTGTTGATCACGCCGATCTTGTGAGCGCGCTCGATCTCGGTGATGGCGGTTTCATAACTCCGAGTGGCCTGGGCAAGCGGCTGGTACTTCATAGTCAGGCGTTCGACTTCCATACGGAAGGCCCGGACATGCTCATCTTGGTCAGCAAGCGACTTCGCCATCCGTTCCATGGGAGGAGCGGCCTTGCTGGCACCATCAGCAGCGCGTGACAGAGATCCGCCCAGGGTTGCGGCCTCGGCTTCGAGTTTATCCGCTGCCTGTTGCGTGCGCGCAGCAGCAGACGTCAGTCTGTCGAGATCAGCAGCCGCAGACGATGCCTGCGAACTGTCAATCCTGAACCCGAGAGTGGCTTCCGACATACTGTCACTTCCGTTTGTTGGCGAAGATCGCATCGAACAGCCTGCTCGTGAGCGGTCGCTCCGACACCTGCTGCTCTTCTTCCGGCTTCTCTGTCTGTTTCGCGGCTAGCTCGCGGCGCTTCAGGTCAAGGGCAATGATGGCATCAAGCTGCCACTGTTTGAGGGTCACACCGCGAAGGCGTGACCACTCGGAAATAGCCTGGAACCCAATAGCGTTTGGTCCAAAGCCGTTGCTGGTACGCTGACAGTCGAGTTCTCGGAACCAGTACCAGACTTGCTCGCCTGCGACTGGCACCTGGAATTTTCTGCCCTCATGCTGATCGACGACAAGCCGGCAAAGCCTCTCGATCAGCTTTTGGTAAAAGAACTGCGGCGAACCGCCCTCACCTCTATCTGGTCACGGATGATCCGAAACTTCGAATAGAGGTTCCTGACGTTCTCTTCAGAGAAGGGAACGACCTGACCGCCGATCTTCGGATTTGGTGACCAGTGCGTGGTCGACTTGGCGAGGATCGCAATCATACGGTCGTCGGAGTCGTCGGTCGCGGGTTCCAGGCTGGAACGCTCGGCCGCCTTCTTTGCAAACTCAGAGGCAACATCACGCATGGCTTTCTGCGTGCGGTCGCTGTCCGGACCGACGAAGCCGATCTTGAGACCGATCGGCTCCCCGCGTTCGTTGAGGATATCGATCTCGATGCCCTGCTCCTGCGACTGGATCAGGGACTCGAGGCCGGAAAGGTCGGCGAATGCTTCAGTGGTCATCAGGCACCACCTACCGGTGCCACGGTGATGACCGGGCTGTTGATCTCGATGTTGCCGGCGATCAGACGCGCGGTGTTGGCGCCGCCGCCCTGCTCGTTCGTGCTCATCACGATCCCGTAGAAGTATTTCGTGGTGGCCGTCGGGACGGTGACAGCGGTGTGGACGCCCGACTGCGTGCCGGTTGTGTTGATCGCTGCGCCGCCAGGAGTCGCCGACACGCTGAAGGCGTCGGTGGTCGGGTTCACGACATAATAGGTGGTGCCGGCAGTGAGCCCGGTCGGGAGCGCGCCGGTCGTGCTGAATTTGACGGCGGTACCGGCAGCAAGGCCGTGAGCGGTCCACGAGATGACGCCTGGGCTGGCGATCGTCATGGTAACGACGGAAGTCTTCGGCGGCGGAGCGTCATCGAAGGCGATCTTGAAAGGATAGTTGTAATCCGTGTTTTCCGCGGCGATGAGCGCGATCTGGCCGGGATCGTTCGGCAGGATGATGAAGTTGTTCTGCATCGAGCCGGCGTTGCGCGTGCCCTTTGCCTTCAGGTCGCGGCCCTGGGAGATGACGGCTTCGGTGATCAGCGTTGCGCTGTCACCGACAGATCCCATCGTCTGCCAGCCCTTGACCTCGGTGAACACGACAGATGCGAAATCAGTGGCGTCGACATCAGCATCATCGGGAACGGAATTGACGGCCGGACCGATATAGATCTTGGCTCCAGCCACAGGATAGAGTTGGGGCATGATGGTCTTCCTTCATGTCTGATTGAGCACTTGCCTAAGGTGCGATGTGGCAGGCCAATCAGGCCGGAACTTGAGGTTGGCAGTTCCACCGGGTGGTGACGGGGATGTTGTGATGCGTCTCGCCGGTGACGAGGACGCCGATTTCAGGGTCCTCATCGATGCGAACCTGAGTATCCACCCGGAGAAGCTTCGTCCCGCGGCGGAGATGGGCGCGCAGCTGGCCAGCGAGGTTATAGCCGTCGACGATCGCCTGCCCTTTCGGCCACATGACGTTGGTGCGCATGAAACCCCGCCTGATCGGGTCCATGACAAGCGACAGGTCCGTCTCGATCGAGCGGTTGAAGTGGACTTCGACGCTGACGAACTTGCTTTGAGCCGTCGGCGTGAAGGTGACGCCCGGCAGCACAATCGTGACGCCAGCCGGTGGAACAAACTCCTGGCATCTGACGAGCAGCGCCTGGTAGATTTTCATTTCCACTGTGTCGGCCATCTGCTAACCCTTGGCCAATGGCCGATAATCACCCGCTCAGCGACGAGGAAGTCTATGACCTGATCCATCAGGCGCTGGCGTCATTGCTGAACAAGACGGTGCGGACGAAGCACGCTCAGGACGTGCTATCGATGGCCATCCGAGACCTCTCGATCATCCAGACGGCATTCCTGACGCTTTCCGAGGGCGTCAAGCTCCCTCAAGGCGACCCCGAACAGTCGCCTCGGCCTGAGTGACGATCTGCGGCCAGCGCTGCGCCACCGCATCGACGAAACCATATCCAGTCTGATTGAAGGTGCGGCCAAGGCTGTCAGTCCCGACGAAGCCGTAATTCATGCGGGCGGCATAGGCTGCCTGGAAGCCGAGATAGATCGTGCTGCCGAGCTCGGCGCCGGCGATAACCATCTCGATGCCGCTGTCCGAAAAGGTCGTCTTGCCCTCTTGTATCCTCGGCATGTCAGCGGTTGATGCCATCAATGATCGGCGAAGATTGCCAGTCTTGAGCGGCATCCTCCCGCCCTCAGCCACCGGCGTCCGAACTTCGTTGGCGACCGTCTGAGCAGCGGTCTGAAAAACCGCCTCACTTCGCTCCATCTCTGACTTCGCCCATTCCGACACCTGGGCGGCGAAGGACAGGTTCTCGGTGGCCATCAGCGGCCCCGTGAGCGGGCATAGGCTTCGGCAAAGTCGAAGTTGTATTCGACGTCGCAGCGGCACCCGACGACCTCGGAAGCACCAGCGCCGAGCGACATGTCGCCGGGATAACGCAGCAGCGCGCCGCTCGGAGACTGGAAAGCGAGATCCATGCCCCTCACCTCTTGGCCGTTCAGGACCTCATGCGTGTGGCGGACCTTCCTGTCGCCGGCCGATCGCCACTTGCGGGTGACGAGCGTGGCATCCCTGCCGGACTTCGACAGCGCCTGCTGAAATGCCTCATGCTTCGATGACATGACGGCGGTGACGGTCTCGGTTCTTGCGATGGTCTCGCCCCGAAGACGAAGGTTCCGGTCCCGGAGGCGCATCAGCACCTTGTCGAGCGTTTCCTTATCCAACGGCCTGCCGGCGGCGATCGCGCGCTGCACGGCCTTGTCGAGCCGCTTGTCTCGCGTCTTGAGCGTCAGATACTTCCGCATCAGCGCCGGATCGCCGGACAGCAGGTTGATGCGGGTGCGCTCGATAAGCTCTGCCTGAGGCCCGTTCAGGCCGATGATGCCGCCTTCCCGCGCGCCGGTGGTCGCCGACTTCCGTCCGACGAGATCGAGAGCGATCTTGTTCGGGCCCGCCCCCTGAGAATAGGCCTCGACGATGGTCTGCCGAGCCGCTGCAACCGTCTGCTCACTGATGTTGGTGATCATCGTCGACGATAGATTGCGGATGTTCGCCTCGGCCCCCTGGTTGCTCATGTCCCAGCGGAAGACGATGCGGTTTCCTAACGCGTCGGCCAGCCGTGGCATGTTCTGCGAAGTCAGCAATCCGCCGGCGTCGTATGCCTGCCTCAGTGCCTCGGACAGCGGCCGGAATGCGGCCGGATCGATGTGCAGCGCCTGTATGGCGCCCTCGATGTCACGAGCCTCAAGCTTCGCCACAACCTCGCGCAGGACGATCTCGCTCTTGATGTCGTCGATCGCGTCGAGGAAGGCTTTCTCCAGGGTCGGAGACAGCTTGTCGACGAGCTCACGAAGCTGCTGGGGAAGGTTGGCCATTATTCGGCGTCGGAGCCCTTACCGGCCTTCTTCGGCGCCGGCTGCTCTTCTTTGAGCTTCTGCCCGACGCCGATGGTTTCGAGCGCGGTCGCCTCGCCGTCGGCAAGGTTCTGCAGGATCGAACCGGCTTCCCGGCCCTTATACTTTTTGGTGAGCAAGACGTTCGTCATGTTGCTGTCCTTCCTTGGCAGATGAAGACGACACTGACCTGGCCGTCGTAGTTGTTCGGATCGTCATGGACGATGTGATACTCCGTGCCGTCGGCGCCGATCGCGAGGTCACCCACCTTGGGCGAGACGCCTACGCCGACCGAGCCTATGTAAAGCAGCTTGTCGGATGCGAGGATGTTGGAGCCGTCGACGTAACGGCGGTCATAGGTGGCTGGAAACAGGCGGCAATCGTAGTCAGTTGGGGTGCCATCCCCGCCATTGACCGGGTCAGGCGGCGTCACGCGGCGGATTTTGCCAACCTGCCCATACTTAGTGATCAGGCGCTGCGCGGTCGCATGCAGGCGGGTGTAGAGCGGATCAGCCACAGCTAGAGCCACCGATTGACAGGATGCCGAGATAGACCAGATCCTCGCAGCGCAGGTACGGCGCGAGCATGCCATCCACTATCGAGATTAACGGCGTGATGCCTGCGGCCGTGCCGTCCGATTGGGCGTTCTGATATTCCACCTCGAGCTGGCCGACCTTCTCGCGCTTCACCGCCGACGAGGCCGAGCCGACCACAGACAGAGATCCGGGAGATATCGCTTCCTGATAGGCCGCCTGATACGAGGCATTGATGACGGCGGCCGGCACGACATTCGATGGGAGCAGCTTCCCGTTGACGATAGCCCCTTCCCGAGGCCACTGCCGTTCTTGGGCTGCATCCACGACCGATCCGAGAAAGCGGGAGCCGTAGACCGCGTCGATATAGTTGCTGCCCCGGTTGCGCAGGACAGCCGCAGATGGAGGAGTTGGGTCGGTCGGCAATTGGTAGCCGTAGTCTGTCAGCCAGGCCGTGAAGCCTGCATCGTCGCCATATCCAGCCATATTCGATATCCGATTAGTTCTGGCCCGGAGGCTTGATGACGCCGGCAGCCACCAGGGCCGCAGTCTGTGCAGGGGTCAATGCCATTTGCATGTGTCCTGTGTGATGGAGGTACCCCCGATGGGGTGGTGGGTTGCGAGAATGTGTTTTAACAATCACCCCTCACTGTTTCACCGACGAGGGAACATAAATTCAATGACACCGGAAGAAAGAACGATCCTTAAGGCGTTGGCCGACATGTGCTTTCAGTACATGGACGACGGTCGGGACGGGCTGGTTCACAAGTCCATGAGCGCCGGCGAAGGCGCGGTAGAGGTGCTTGCATCCTATGGCCTGGTAAAACCCGAAGTATGGGGCGGCTTCTGGACCGATGAGGGCCTGCGTCTTTTAGACGAAGATTGATCTTCAACACTCTCAATCCTACTCCCCGCGCGGGAAATAGAACGGATTGAGGAATGGAGTGTAGCCAGGGACAATGACGTCCGATGCCATCTGGACGTGGACAGCCTGCGCAGGGTGGATGCCGTCAGAGCCGACGGGGACTGTTACCACCGAGTCCGTGGGATAATAGGCGTCTGCCTTTCCATCGGCGAACGCGGCGCCCCAGGCGTTGTAGGCGAGGCGTGTGTCATGCTGCGTCGTGTCAAGCTCGTAGGCGTCGCGCTTAATCATGTCGAAGAAGTGGATACGCAGGCGCTTCCCGTAGGGGCCGATTATCGCGCGGCAGCCGTTGGCGATGTCGAGCCATCCCGCCTGCAACGAAGCTAGGCGAGCGGCAACCGTTCCGGAGGTAGGCATAGAGTTCGTGCTCAGCTCGATGAAGATGTCGGTCACATATTGCAACTGGGCTTTTTGAAGCGGAGCGTTCGCGAAGCTGGCGTTGCCGAACGTGTGTCCGTTCTGCGTCTGCTTCATCCAGGGAACGGCACTCCCGAGGATATCATTTAGGGCTCGTGCCCAGGCGCCGCCGCCAGGACCGGAGTTGACGTCTTCACGATAGTTGCCAACGCTGTCGCCGATAATCCCAACTGCCGACATCGGGGAGACAGGAACGCCGAAGATGCCGTCAGGCCAGAACTGCGGACCTGCACTCGTACCGCTCGAATTCATTGCGCCCGTGCCGAGAAGCTGGCTGGCGCCAGTCGTGCGGAACCCCTGCCCCGTACCCGGGCCTACCAGAGCGTGGGCGATCAAGGACTGCGTGTCGAGAGCGAGGGTCTTCTCCCACCGCGCGAAGAAGTCAGTGTCGGGCGGAAGCTCTATCGCGCCGATGATGTCGGAAAGGGCCTGAGCGGAACCGGAGATGTCGATGGAACTGAGCCCGGCGTAAAGCGCCTGAGTTGTTACCCCGCCGATCTCGATGGCCCGCTTCAAAGTGTTGAGAGTGCCGGAGGAGGACTCGACGCCGTTCGTGCCTAGATAGACTAGGGTGTCGAGGAACCTGAGGTTCTTAGCTCGGACACGTCCACTGCGATGCTGGCTTCGGCCCAAGGCGCGAACGTTGCCGGTGCCCATCTGGACAAACGTACCGTTCTTGATGCCAGTAAAATTGGCGACAAGCTGCGGCTGGGTCGGCACAAAAGGGGCGCCCCCGCTGATAACTCCCGCCCCCACCAGGGCAGCAATTTGACTCGGTGATAAAGCCATCGGTATCTCCTTGGCTGCTCTGGTGGTTGGGAAAGACGATCAGTCTTTCTTGTGAAGCTCGACGAAGGCCTGTTTGTCCTCGTCGCTCATCTCGTCGAAGCCATCGACATCGGCTTTGCGGAAGTTCTTGGTGACCTCCTCGCCGTCCTTGGTGATGACAAACCAGGCGCCACCCTTGTCCTTCACGACATAGCCGGAAGTTCCGCCATCGTTGGCCGGGTTGAGGATCGGCTCCTTGCCCTCGGTCGAGCGGGACAATACTTCGTAGCGGCCGACCCAATCGGTCGGCTCCTTCTCGACGTCGATTTCCGTGCCGATCGGGATTTCGCCGCTGGGGTTTTCGGTGCTCGGCTTGCCGTAGAGGCCGGACGAGGTTGCGCCCTTGAACGGCGCGATGATCTTGATGCGCATAGTTGGGCCTCCTTCGGCCATTGCGGGATGAGGGAAAGGCCCCGCCCGAAGGCGAGGCAGGTCATCAGGTGCTGGTCGAGTAGAAGACGCCGGACCGGCCGTTGATATCGGCGCGGATCTCGATGCCGAGCGCGTTCATGACGAGGAACTGATAGTTCGCCGTCGGGGTGTTGCGCGGCATCGCGGTCGTATTGGTGGCCATGCCAACCAGAGGGCGGATATACTCAGCCGACGGAACGAAGCCGAAGAACTGATTGCCCGTGAGTTCGAAGGACACCGCGATCTTGTTGATGCGGCGGTTCTTCAGAAGCTGCTCGAGGCGAGTGCCCAGCGTCGAGCCGGCAGACGGGTTGATCTGCTGGTCGAGGTTGCGCGCGATCTCCGGCGAGATGTAGAGGTTGACCTTGCCGATGATGAAGTTGGCATCGAGCATGGCGCCGAACGGGCCATTGAAGAACGCATCGATCTGCGCCCAAGTGGCCGTCGTGAGGTCGATATTATTACCGGACGGACCGATGTTGATCGACTTCGAGTAGGGCGAGGTCTTGATGCCGTAGCCCGTATAGCCCTGGAAGACGATGGTGGAATCGCCGTTCAGGACATAGAGGGCGTTGTCGCGGCGGATCTTCGCCGTGATGGCCTCCTGGTCGTCGGAGAGAGCGTCGAAGTTCTCGGACTGCAGGGTATTCCACTCGCGCCACTCGCGGCCGTAGCCGGACGAGAAGATCGGCACAGGCGAACCACGGTAGTCATAGGCGACCTTATCGAGGCCGACCGGGACCTGACCGGAAATCGAGCGGACCACCGCGCCGGCATCACCGGAGACGCGGTTGAGCGCGACGATCTTGCCGATGTTGACGGTTTTGGCCAGCGGCATCAGGTCCGCCATCCAGACCTGACCTTCATCCGCGCGCATTACCCGGCGGGTGGTTTCGTCGAGGTCAAACCAGGCATCACGGGGCAGAACCGCAGACGCGTTCTGCAGTTCCGCAAAGTGCCCCTCCACATTGTGGAAGTGCTGGCGCTCGGCGGAGACTTCTCCCCACCACTGCGCATGCGCCGCGGAGTTCGCGACAAGCTGCTCGTCGAAGTAACGCATGTCGGTTTCTCCTTATGCGAAGGTGTAGCCCTTGGCAGCGCGAACGCTGACAAGCTGGTCTGCACCAGAGGTGTTGTTGTAGGTCTCGTTCGCGAACGCGACGACGTGGTTGCCCGCGACGGCCGGGATGAACTTGCCGGCGGCGTTCACCGTCAGCGCGGCATCCTGCGTGATGCTGGTACCGGTCGGAACACGGACCCGGAAGAGCTGCTCGTCGAGCAGTTCCATGCCGATGATGCGGTCGCCCGCCGGCCACGCGTCGTCGACGCCCTTCATGGCGAGGTAGTTATCCTGCACCACGAACATCCGGCCCTTGCTGGCAGCCACAGCCGCGACAAATGCGCCTGCGGTGCGGACGACAGCCGTGCCGGGGAGAACCGAAGTGGCGCAGATAGCCTCGTGCACCTGCGGCTTGACCTCCTCGGCCGGGCCGCCGTAGATCTTGTTGTACCGGGCCATGTTACTTGTCTCCCTTCGGAAGCTTGAAGCCTTCGGACTTCTCACCACCGCCGTTGAAGGCAGAGTTGAGGCCGACGGCGCGCTGCGTTTCTGTCTTCGGCGCCAGGGCGCGCAGCGTGACAAGCGGGGTTGCCTTTGCTGTGGCTTCGTCGAGAAGCTTGGCGTTGACGACTTTGGTGACGAGCTCGGCGTGCTCGGCGTCGTCCTTGGCCTTCTGGTTGGCGACCATCTCTGCCTGTGCATCGAGCACCGGCTTGAGGGCGGCGGTTACGGAGTTGGCGATCGTCTCGCCAATCTTTGCCATGCTTCCCGAGAGGGCTTTGACCTCATCGGAAAGCGACTTGAACTGCTCGTCGGTGACAGGCATCTCGTCTTCCTTCGTGTTGGTTGAGGATTCCCGCTCGTTGAAGCCCAAGGCTTCCATCATTGCGGTCTTGGTTTTTTCCCACAGGCCGACGTTCTTCCGGCGCATGAGAGCTTCAACGAGGCGGGTTCCCGCCCAGTCGATTTCCTGATCGGCAGCATCCGTCAGAGCGGAGTTGACGACCTCGATATCTTCCATCTCGCCCTTGGCGTTGACGAGCATGCCTACGCCCTGCTCGGGAGTGGCAGCGCCCTCCTCGCCAATCAGGATTGCGTCATGGTCGAACACCATATTGCGGGCGATGCGCTTGTGATCGGCGGCGTTGACGGCTTCCATGGTGGCGAGCAGGCCAGTCGAGGTGTGAACCGGGCCGCCGCCCTCGATCGCAGCCAGAACAGCCTTGCCGCCGTCCGTGCGGTTGGCGACCTCCACGTCGATCACCTTGTCCAGCAGCACCCGGCCGCCTTCGCGGCGCACATTCTCGTTCCATGCCCCGATATGGCCGATGTTGACGCCTTCCGGGTCCCGGGCGGAGATGAACTTGCCGTTGACCAGCGGATGACCGAGGGGCGCCGGCGACCGATTGAGCGTCAGATAGCTCTTCTCGATCTCCTCGGACGGATACTTGATCCCGTTCATGATGATGTCGTCCGGCAGTGTTGCCGACGGCACGATCACCACATCGCGGCCATTGCGCTTTTCTTTGCGGACAGCCTTCACGTTCGCCAGTGACCTGACGTTCACACGCACCTGGGGCATGATCGACTATTCCTTTGTGGGTGTGGGCTTTCCGAGAGATGCGTCGGTTTCTTCATCCGTCGCTTCATCTCGATACTTGTCTGCATCCGTGAGCGGCTCATAGCCAACCGCGCCGCGGATATCCTCGGGGGTGAATACCCACTCGCTGGTCCCGGTCTTCTGGTTGACGTCGGCCATTTTGACGGCGCGATCGATCTTCTCGCCCATCGAAGCCTCGGTAAGGTCGGCCTGGTCGATGAACCAATCCTTCTCCGGCAGGATGCCAAAGCGCTGCAAGCGCGCGACGAGCTCCATGATGTTCGGATGCGTGATGTTCGCCCGGCGCGACATGCAGGTCTGAGCCCACTCGTCCGCGTCTTCCTGGCTGGCGCGCTCGCCAGTCTGCATGCCGACGAGGATCTTCACCGGCATGTTGATCGACGCGGCGAACGAGTTCAGCGCCACTCCGTAGAAATGCTCAGGCGACGGAAGCGTGACGTTGAGCTGCTTCGCCTGCATGCCCATGAGCATCAGAAGCTGATCGAAGCCGGCATTATAGTCGGCCACCTGATCGTTCATCTTGTCGGCAAGCTCTTCGACCGTGACGCCCATGGCTTTTGCCATGTCGGCGATCTTGGCTTCCTTGTCGACTTCGAGCACAGGCGCCGACTTGGCATTCTTCCAGAAGCCCTCGCCGCCCGCGCCCTTGACCTTGTCCATGTCGACCAGGTCGTTGAAGCCAGGCTCAAGGATCGACCGGCCATAGATTGAGCCATCGTCAGACCAGATGAGCACGCGATCGGGATGGATGCGAAGCTGACGGTTCTGCTTCTGATCGCCGCTGAGAGCCGCCTCGTTGAACTGGTACATGACCGGCTCGCCGTAAGTCTCCGATCGAGGATCGGTGTCGTACTCGGCAACAGTCAGTTGCCCCTTCCATACGGGGTCGAGCTTATACAGGCCATCGAGCCCGCCGGGCACGCTGTCGACAGACTGATCGAATGCGTTGCCATCCCTCAGGCGAAGGATGACGCCGGAATAGCCGCCGACCATTGCCATGCGGTCCGCATCGGTAAGCTTTGCCCATAGGCGCAGCGAAGAAAACTTCTTGCGGATCTCCCTTTCGAGAGTCGTTTCCTTTTGCGGGCCGCTCTCCGAGCCGTCTCGCTCCTGCTCCAGGAGGAAAGGCGCGTCCTGCCAGGTCTTCAGCGCGGTCTTGTCCACGCCAGCGGTTGCCACGCCGTTGCGAAGGTACATGCGGTAGAGCTGGTCGAAGCTGAGCGTCTCCGGCCAGCCGAAATCCTTGTAATAGTCGTGTTTGACGTTCGCGCCGGGGAAGAAGGCTGGGAACATGCTGCCGATGCGGCTCTGGGCATAGTTTGCCAGCCTCAGGACATTGCTCATCGGTTCTTATTCCTCAGGAACATCGCGACGGTCGGCGGATCGTTGATGAGAGCGTTAAACGCCCTGCTTGTGCTGTCCGCGTCGTCGTCATGAGTTGCTTCAGGGAAGCCTTCCAACGCCGCGAACCAGTCGTTATTCCATGGTGCCCGCAGAACGAGGACATTTCCCGCTTCGGCTTGCGCTGAGAACGGGCTGAAGCGCGTGACCTTGTCGCCGGATTCTGGTGTTGCCCTTGCGGTATAGCCAGCAAGGAGTTTGATCAGGCTTGCGACCTGAGATTTACCCGCCTGACCAGGATCCTGCGGGAGCGAGATCTCCGTCTCGTCGCCATCCTGGGCGGCAGTATTCTTGATCAGTGTCTCGACGCCGTTGGGCGACATGTACGCCTTGACGTGATGACCGACGATGTAGCGACCGTCCGGAAGCTTCCCGACCTTCGTTCCGGCCGTGCCGTCCGGATCGTTGCCTTCTGTCTTCGGCGTTGCCGCCAAGTCCCATCCTCGCATCCAGCGGACGCCCGCGGGCACGGTATCGACGACTTCGCACCAACCGCGCTGAAACAGCAGACCGGCAGCCGGCCGGATCTTCCAGTTGCCGCCGAGCAGGCGTTCCCTCTCGACGGTCGGCTGTGCCATCAGGTTGGCGAGATAGCCAGGATCGGCCGCCATCAGCAGAGCGTTGTCGCTGAGCTTGGCCGGGATGAACGTCACTGACTTCGGCGGGATAGGTTCGCCGGTCAGAGGATTGACGTGGTGCGCAAGATCCTGAGGGCTGTCAGCCCAGATGATCGTGTCACCGATGCGAATGAACCAGCGAAGGACGCCGGCGCGCTCCTGGATGGCAAATCCGGTCTCTGGATCAATCCACCAGGATATGAATTCGGCAACCCAGCTATCCGCATCCGGATTGCATGTCGCCCGAACGTATGGCCGAACGCCACACATGGAGCGGTTTCGGCTGAGCATGTACCAGAACTGCTTCGCGCTGAAATGCGTCAGTTCGTCGAAGCAGATCAGCGGGATCTGAGATCCCTGCCAGTTGTAGATCGTCTTCTCGTGCTCAAGGTGAGCAAACGAGACGCCGGCTCCCGATGGGAACGTCCAGCTCAGGTCCGGCGCCGATCGCGGTGACGCGCTCAGGTGCGGATAGAGCTTTTCGCTTTCGTCCCAGAGACCGCCTTCGTTTCGAACCTGCGTGAGGTTTCGACGGAAGAAGACGGCACCGAACGCCGGATTGCTGACATGCCGCAGCGGCTCCATGAGGAGCGCCCAGGTCTTGCCGCCGCCAGCAGCACCGCCATAGATGGCAATATCAGCCGGCGATGAAAGGAATGTCGTCTGTGGCCCCGGTTGCGGCCGGATGATTGTCTGGGCTGCCGCGCCCGTCTCAACTCCTGCCATTGTCGGGCAACTGGAAGATCGTCACCGGCGAGACTGGTACCGGCAAGTCCTTTCCGTCCTTACCTGTCAGCTCGCGCCGATTGGTGTAGCTGCCGCCGACCTCTTCCGCCGCCTGCTTGAGCAGCGATGATGCCAGAGCCATGTTGCCCTGGTTCTCTGCTTTGTCGGCCATGCGCTGAAGAGCACGAAGCCTCACCGCCCGGTGACTTATGGCAATCGAGGCGGTGTCTTCGAGGAACGTCTTGCGGGTTTCCTCGAAGATCACTCTCCATTTGGGAGCCAGGCCAGAAGCTGCCTTCTTGTTTGGATCGTGGCTCTCCACCAATTGGCGGCTTACCTCGACGCCGAACTCCTTCTTGACTGCGGAGGCGACTATCGACGGGCTGTCAAAACACGCCAGCGCCTGCACGATGTAGGTTTTAACCTCATCTGTTAGCTTTGCTTTAGCCATTAGTGCGTCAAATTCCGGTCAAACTTAGGAGGTGCCTTTTGTCTGCAATATTCGTTCAAGCCGTGGCTGATTTTGGCGTCTTCTCTGGTACCCGAGAAAACCGGCACTTGTCGCAGCGCGAAAAGCTGGAAGAGGCTATTCTCAACATGGCTACAGCTCTTGGCGAAAGCCAAGTCGAAAGGGCCTCATCCCAATCAGGGATGATCTACCGCGTTCGGCCTGATAGTTTTCAGAGCGCATCGAACACTATCGTTTCGCTTTCAAGGCGGCTGACGCCAAAGATTTAAGCGACACGCAACTGGCATGTCCCACATATATGGCCAATGCTGGCCCGGGATATTTCAGGCGGCTTGTTTGCCGCATCGACGAGAGCGCGGACGCCAGCTGCATCTGCCCCATAGCGACGGACGACGCCGACGAACTCCTCGACGTCGTGTCCCCTCATGCCGAATGCGGGACTGCCATCGCGCCGGAACTTGGGGGCGCCAAAAGCATCGCGCTCTTGTCCGGCGTGATAGAGCTCATGCTCGACGAGGGCGCAGAACTCGGCGTCCGAGCATTCGGACGCATAATGGGCATCGAAGGTCAGCAGGAAGTCGGGCACGCCGCCGAACCATTGCTGAAGCTGCAATTCGATCCGGGCCCGCGACCACTTGCCGGCCGGCGGCAATCCCATCTCGCATTGACCGATGATCCCGCGGCCCGCCCTGCCATTGGGGACGTTTGTCCATAGGGCGCCGATCGACGCGAAGCGGAGATGAGCATGATCTTCGTTTACGAGGTCGGCCGTCTCATCGATAAAGGATGACCTTGCCCATTCGAGAAGATCAGGCGCCGGCTCGAACCGGATGGAAGCGTCTTCGAGCATGTCATCGGGCGGGACCGGTCGGGTCGGCAGATTGGCCATTATTGGCTCCGGTATTCGCCGCGATCTGTGGAGAAGTCGAATAACTTGCACAAGTTGTTGAATAGCGATCGATTCTTCGCGCTCTGATAGCGTGACCCGTTCCCTGACTCACCGCCGTGTGTTCCTCTTACTGATGCAACCAGCAAAGGAAATATCTGATGGCACGCTACATCGCAGTTTACGATATCGCCGAGACCTATCCTGACCCGCACAGTGAGTTTATCACTCAAGCTGAGAAGCTTGGGTGGGTAACCTGGGTGTGGGCTCCAGCCCGACAAAAATGGTACAAGCTTCCAAACACTACTCTAATCGGAGAATTCGCCGATCGCGATGCTGCTAAGGCCGCGTTCAATGATGCGGCAAAGGCCGCGAGAGCCGAGGTGGGCAAACTGACCATCGAGAAATATTTCATTGCTGACTATGGTGCAGGGGCATTCGACTCGGACGTTACTGCTGACCTGGAGTGAGTGCCCGCCACAGCCCTGCGAGGCAGAACAGTTGCGACCACGAAAGCGGTGCGCTGGATGTAGCGGGGGATGATTCATGCGTTGCCCTCAACGACGCAGTCGAAGGTCATACCGTCTTCGAGCTTGAGACGAACCACTGGCGGGGTATCTCGACGCATGAACTTGAGGTGAGGATATTGCGTTTAATCCGCAAACCCCTCTTTACCCGGAGAGAGACCATGAGGCTCGTGCAATTGACCCTAATTGGACAGGCTGCGGTACCTGTTTTCATAAACCCGAACCAGGTCGTTTCGCTGGTGGCGCTTACTGACCGTACGCAAATAGTGACGACTGCGAATGCTAACCATGGAGCCGCACTCGTCTATGATGTGACCGAGCTGGCTGCGGAGGTCGTACGCCTATTGACAACTAATCCTTCTGTCGCCCCACCAGGGCGAGCATAAGGGCAAAACCCGCGAGGTGGGTCCGAAATTGCGCTGTCGCTGCGGCAGTGGCCGGACCCGGCTTGTCCGTTACGGGCCCGCTTGAATTGGTTGGGAGGCAGGATTCGAACCTGTGGCCTCCAGCTTATGAGGCTGGCGAGCTACCGGGCTGCTCTGCTCCGACGCGAATGGGGAATTTCAGACAGCGTTCTTTTTGAGCGATTGGCGGTGATGACCAATCCGGGGCCCGGCGAGTATTCCCTCTCAGAGAGGTCCGCGATCAGAACAGCCCAAATCACCTTCGGCTGATATTACGCAACACGATCTATGGTTTCAAGCCCCTCATATGCCTCCAACTGCTCCAATTGAAGCAGCATCCCCATGACTTTACTCTGCATCTCCGGTTTCATGCCCTTGATGGCGATCAGGGCCTGGTCCTTCAGGTTGATGCGGTTGCCCCTGCCCTTCGGCAGGATCTTGCGGAGATTGCCGCGGAGTTGCATGACCTGGCCGGCCGTCTCGCTTTGGATGCGGGTGATGCGCTCGCGGCGGAATTCCTGGCGGCGCGATAGCTCTTCGGCTGCGATGATGGACAGATCGTCTCCGCTGAACCGGATCGGGCCGAGTTCGGACCTGAGGAAGCAAACAACGCCGTCGATGTCACGCACCTTCTCGAAGTTCAGGTTTTCGAGGTTGACGAACGCATAGCCGACCAGCAGCGGAAGGCGGCGCTGGATGACCTTCCGGTTGCGATGGTGAATGCTCTCGTACCAATAGGCCGGCATGTAGACGCTGATGCCCTCGTTGCGGAGATTGCGCTCGATGATGCTCTCTCCAACGCGGTTGATCGGCGCACCCTCGACATGGCGGGCCATCCGCTGTGTGCCCGGCGCAGCGCGGATCGCATACCAGTCGTTGCCGACCAGCCGCCGGCGCCGACGGGTGATCATCTCGCGGAATTCCGCGTCTTTGTCTCGAACTTGCTCTTCTGCTTCCGCCATTTTCAATTCCTCGGTTTCGAGCCGCCGCTCGGTTATCGAATGCAGTTCTGGATGGCCTCGGCAGCCGCTGCCGCCTTCTTCGGATCAAACCGGCCATTCTGTAGGCGCCGGGTATAGGCGCATGCCAAGCACATCGCCTCGTTGTCGCCTGTCTTCTGGCCGGCAGCGCAAGCCTTCAGATAGCGCGCGCGCCGAACCTCGTAGGATCCGCAAACACACCGGACCACCCAACGTTGCCCGGGCGAGATGGATTCGACGGCGATACCCATGACCGTCAGTCGTCCGGACTTGAGACCGGCGAGATCGACGAAGCTCGGCAGAATTGTTTCGGCTTCTGTCGGCTGCCGATAAGGGATCGGGTCGCGGGAATGAATCGATGTTTCCGGCGGAGACCACTCGAAATGCTCTCCCCTGCCCGCCACCCGGCCAGCGACCTTGTCGCTCGGGTAAAGCGGAGCGACGGCATCCATGTCGACTCGAGCGAGACGGGTCATCAGATCGCCGCTCCATCGATGAAGGCAACGCGGGGAAGTGTCACTTCGGCGCCGGAGAACGTCACGCGGATCACGCGATCGGCGTGATTGATCCGCTGCGCCGGCGTCGCATCTTCTGGAAGCGATATCCTAGCCACCTGCCTCGCTGGGAACCTGTCACGATGCCGGCCGGCCATGTTGATCACGGTGTTCTTCGTCGAGCCGAGGCGTTCAGCGATTTCTCGCGCCGATATCCCGTCGGCCCAAAGCTTCTCCGCCGATGTGATCTTGTCTTCTGTCCAGAAAAAACTCGTCATCGGAAACTCCTTTCGGATCGTTTTTTTTCAGCTGCGAGGTAGTCCTCGCGGGATTGGAAATTCTGCAGGTGGGATAGGCCGTTCGTTCCCGGCCTAGGCGGCGGCGACTTGTCGGGAGGCTTTGCTGGCTGGTCTTTCCAGCGATCATCTGAGAGCCACTTTACCGGCGAGCACCACTGGCGGTCGTCGGCCTTGGCCGCATAGGTTCGAACCCCGGCCATGATCTCGTCGAAGCTGGCGCGCTTCATGGCTTGGGAGAAGGCTTTCTCGGCCGAAGGCTTGCCGATCTTGTTGGGGAAAGCATCCCAGAAGATTTCGAAATCTGGCCCGCGCGCGTCTTCCGAACGAAGAGAGGAAGATTGGTTATCGGTAAAAGGTGGCACGCCCGTATCACTGCATTTGCTTTGCACATGCATTGCATTTGCATCTGATGTCTGGGATTTCCCCTTCGAATACCGAGACTCAGCGGCGGCGCGGCGTTTCTCGATGATTTCGTCCGCCTTCGAAAGCTCAGCATCGATGCGTTTGTGTGTCCAGCCTGGGCCGAAGAGCATGGCAAGCATGTCACGGCTCTCTTCCCATTGCTCCGGCGTGAGCTTGGCGATGCGGGCGATGATGCGTTCGTTCTCTGGCAGGCATCCGTTCTGCCAATAGTGCATGATCAACAGCAGGTATGCACCGTGCTCGGTTGCGGTCAGGTGACCGGTATCGGCCAGATAGTCGCCGATGTGGAGAGGCATCCAAGCGCGGTTGCTCATCGGCAAACCTCGACGTCAATAACCGCCGCGTGGCCATGCAGGTCATCAGCCCACCGAGCGGTGACACATTCGGCCAGGCTGTCATCCTGGACGACGCCAGCCTTCACCAGCGCGTCAGAGATAGGCTTGATGATGTTGTCGATGTCTCTGGCCTGCTTCGAACGCCAATGACGCTGAGCAAGGATCGAGAGCCGATACGGACCTTCTACTCGACCTGCCCCTTGAGATTGGATCTCGGCCACCGCAGCCTTGCGCCAGTCGGAATAGCCATCGCTCTTGACGCTGATGACCTTGCCCTCCTTGATGAAGCTTTTTCGGAGCCCATTGGCGGATGGCGGCATATTCGTGATGAGAATCCGGGCAGACACGACGGCCTTTGGCTCGACGAACTGCTCACGATACTGCTTTGCTGACATGCGCTCTGTCATGATGACCTCGCTTCGTCCGCGAGTTTCAGCAGCTTCGCCTTAATCTCAGAGATGGTTGGATTCCGAAGCGCGGTTTCCGCGCGCCACGAGCAGAGGCGAAACTCAACCTTTTCGTTGAAGGCCTTTTCGATGTCTTCGCGCGTGATCATGCGAACATCTCCATCTGCCATGGCTGGAAATTTTGATTGGCGGCGTCTTTAACGCGACGGACAAGCCGATCTGCCTCGTGCCAGTCGTTGGCATCCCTGCCCTGCTTGCGAGCTGCGAAGCTCCAGGCCATGCTGTCGGCGGTCGCCAGCAGTTCTCTGACACCGGGGTGCAGGAGAGACGTTATCTTGACCCCAAAACCGTGGAGCAGAAGCTCAGGGCGCTCCCTGTGGATCGCCTGAAGCACAGCCATGATGGCGCGCGGGTCTCCCTGTCGCTTGCATACGGACCCGACACCAACCCACATCTCAGGCTTGAGGCGTTCGCCATACAACCGAACGTGATTGACGTAGTCGTGCGGCGCAAATCCCTGCAAAACCGGCATGACGTGGAATGGTATCTCGCCTTGGAAGAGGCTCTGCAATTCGTCGACGAGGGCGTCATAGCGCTCGATCGTCAGTCGCTGATGCTCTTCGATCGTCAGTCCCGTCTTGGCGAGGATAAATGGCTCGCACATGTAGTCCTGCGCGACGGCCGCCGCGATCTTGACGACGCCGCTGGTATAGAGCCGATAAAGTTCAGCTGCATATTCAGCAACCGAGTGTCGGTAGCGGCCATGCTTCGAGATTTCCGTAAAGGCACCGCTATCGACTAGAACCTCACCGCAGGGGACCTCTTTTTTGCGTCCGCGCAGCCGGTTAATGCTGATGCACGCCAGATCGAAGTGCTGCGCATCAGATGGCTGGTGAAGGCCGACATAGAACTTGACGTTCCCGCTCATGCCCGCCTCCGACCGCGCTGGACGCGCTGCTGGTGCCGGCGCTCTATTACTTCGTTGATGAGGCGATCGGCCTCAGGTGGCGTGATGCCGAGGGCTTCGGCAATACGTTCGACGTCGGGGCCATGGAGGGCATAGGCTTCGAGGAAGGTCATGCTGCCTCCCCAAGCTTTCCGGTTTCGTCGCCCCATGCCGTCCAACCCATGCGGTTGGTGCGGCTGAAAAGATCGAGCCGGTTGGCGCGCGGCATCAGGCGCTCGGCCTCGTGATATGCCTCCTCGGGCTTTTCGGAATGCTCGCGAACCTTGCCATGGATGACTGATCGCGTTGATTTAGTCAGTTTCGGCTCGCCCCGCTTGGCGATGATGAACGGCTCATGCGATCCGCGCAGGCCGTAGCCCGTCCCAAACGACACCTTTCCGTGCTTGGTCATCTTTACCCAGACGCCTTCCGTGCAGTAGGTGAAGCCCCACGCACGAACGGTTGTCAGTTGCTGCGGAAGCATCGGCGCCGTGCACCAAAGCCAGAGAGTGCAGTTGGGAGCGGCCAGATCGAGAACTGGCATGGCGTTGATCTCGTCGAGCGGCATGGTCTTGTAATGAGCCTGAGCCGACTTGCCCTCACCCTTTTCCGATCGCACCGCGAACCGCCACGGCGGATCCGCCATGATGAAATCGAAGCTGTGCGGCAGCAGGTCACCGAATGGCCATGTGTCTTGGAAGAGCCTCATGCTGCCCCCCAAGAATTTGGCCGGATCGTCCGCTTGGAACAGAACCTACTAATATACGTTTGTGAGAACCCTGCCCCTCGGAGGACGCCATGATCAGCATTTGGGACGCGAACGTTGAATTGAAGGTAGATGATCGTGTCCACGTCATCAGGAACGCTAGAGAGGCGGTCGCATTTTTGAAGAAATACTGGCCCGACAACAGAGGCGCGAGCTACGCGACAGCCTGGAAGGTATGCCTGGACGCGGCGAAGGGCGTTGTTCCCGCTGCGGAAGCGCAGGCCGCGTTTGAGGCTGCGGCGAAGGATGCTGGCATCCTGCGACAAACGTAAGGTCGCTTCGTTCCAGGTGAGAAACTGGATCATGCCGCCTGCCCTCGCCGCTCGAGCGCCTTCACATAGGCAGCCTTGATCTCCTCAAACCGGGCGATGTCGTATTCCTTGGTTTCGATCTCGTGATCTGGGCGAGGCTTTTTGGAGCCCTTGCCGTGGTCGTCGAGCCAGGTCATGGCGGAGGCGATGCGACGGTCGAGCCATGCGATCATTTCGGAGGGCTCGGTCATGCTGCCCCCTGCCGCTTGCGGCGAAGTTCGCTAACCTTCTGGTCAACCCGGGCCATGTTCATGAGCACAGGCTTGAGTTCATCAGGTGCGGTGTCGTAGGCCATCACACGCGTTGCGCGGCCGCCGTTGATCCGCGGAAGGACGCCCCGTGGAATCAGGATCCAATTTGACGGATCGGTGTTCGATCTATTGCTATCAACCGCCTTCAGGCACATGCCATCCGGCACAGGACCGTTGGCCTTTTCCCAGAGGTAGAGGTGCTTCAAGACATACCGGCGCTCATAGCCCGTGTGCGGGTTTTCCTCATCGATGCTGACCTCGACGTAACCATCTTTTGTCACGCGCTCGTGGCCAAGATACTTGGTGTTGTGCGGTAGACCGCCCTTCTTGAACTGGGTCTTTCGAGCGTTGGGGTGCTTGCCGCCCTTCCCAGGCTCGCAGGGGACGCCCTTGTTGAAAGGCGTGCTCCCCTTGGAGAACTGACCAGTTCGCCCAGTCTTCCAGCCCTTGCGCTTGCGCAGCGCGTGCAGGTTTCCCGCGGAAACATCGTAGCGGTCGAACTGGCGGCAGAAAGCAGCGTGGTAATCGCTGATCCGAAGCAGTCGGTTGGCCTCAAGCCAAGCTATCTGATCAACAGTGTACTTGATCCAGGTGCCTTTCACTTCTCGCTCCCATCGGTGATCGCTTTGCCTTCGAGGGTGTCGGGCTGGCGGAAGATGGTCGGCAGCATCGGCTTGAACCTGTCGCCATGGTTGGCAACGAGCGTGGCGGCCTTGAGTGAGAGGTCCGAGTTCCGGATCAATTGCTCGCTAACAGCGACGATCGCGTCGGTCCGCTTGACCTCGCTCTCGATCTGTTCAGCGGTCAGGTTCTCGTCGCTCAGGCGCTCAAGCTGGGAAAACAGGTGATTATTCAGATCGATAAGACGGTTCTTCACTTGAAAGCCTCCGGATTGTCTTTGAGGGCATTAAGCCATTTGAGGATGAGGGCTGCGTCTGACCCCGCTTTCTTGCCGATGCGCGCCTCAAGCTCTTCGACAGCGAAGAAGAGAGCGTCTTCCCGCGTCTCAGCAAACTTTCCCCACTTCGGACCAACCCGGTAGGAACTGCCTTCGCTGTCTGCCATGAAGCTTGCCGACCACATCCACATACCGTCTTCGTGGCGATGCACTTCTATTTCGGCGCGGTCCCAGACCATGCGAGGATGAGGCAGACGAAACGTGAAATCCGGATCGCTCGCAGCATGTAGGACCGATCCATGTGGTGCCACCGGCAGGCGTATAGGCTTGCTTCGAAGCGTATCGAAAAGGCCTAGCTGCATCTTCAGTCCTCACCCATGATCCACTCAGCCCGGTCAGCCCACTTATTCGCCCGCGCCCGCCACCGAGCGGCCAGCCACGCTCTCGCTGAAAGCGGCAACCTTTTTGTCCAGCGCAGCCAGACGGGCGCGTAATTCCTGTTGCTCACGGTGGGCCTCCTCGATGATCGCTGCCTTGAGCGCTTCCATTTCCTCGGCATCGATCCGGCGGGCTGTCCCCTCCCGGATCGATCGAATTCTTCTCGGCGTCAGTTCTTTCGAGACCTTCGGGCGGACGAAGCGATATGCCGCGAATATCGCTCCCTTAACCGAGCCGTACCGGCTTTCCGGAAAAGCCTCTCTCAAAAGGTTTTGTGCGTAAAAAGCGTCAGTCATGACCTTGGCCCTGTTTGCCAATTCCTTGTCTTTGTTTGACAACACCTTGTCCGTCTCCTGTGCGATCAGTGGTCTCGTTCGACGGAGACTTCAGATGCACAGGACCGATACTGAAAACGACAAAGGAGAAAGCCTTGCAGGGCCTTCGCCCTTTGTCGCCGGCCCGCCGCCTGGGCATGCCGTCATTCCATTCCGCAGAGCCGACACTTCCGCCGCGTCCGGCTCTGCTGCAGGTGGCGATCCGCCGTCGCCACCTGCTAATTTCGAAAGCCTCGGTTCCGCCACTCAAGCCGTAGTCATGCGACTGGCGAATAAGCGGATCCGGATAAGGGTTGCTGGTCCCGGCGCTCGGGAGGATGACCGGGACCAGCTGTGACGGGCGGAGGGGGTAACCCGTCAATTTGAATTCGCGGGGTATCGGCTCCTGTCGCGTTCAACTTCCTCTTCCCGACTGATGCCGCCGGAGTTGCGCGCTAGAGCCATCACGGTGCAGAGGAAGAAGGCACCAACGATGAGCGCCAATCCGAAATGACCAAGAAACATGCTCATGCCGCCCTCTCCCTGACTTCCGTTGGGGTTATCGTTGCGTCACAGCGCTCGCAGTGACGCTCAATGATTTCGGGTATCGAGAGGACGCGGTCGCATGCCGGGCAGCAGTGAAACGTCGCGAAACGAACGTCCTGCTTTTGAATTCGGCGCGCGGCGTCGATGGTCGCTGTCATGTGCATGCCTCCAACTCAGGCTCCCGAGCTACGCGAAGGCAGGAGTGGCAATGATTGCTGCCATATCCGCCGCAGTGCTCGCCCGGATTCCGGCAGTGAGGCCGGAGAGATTTGGTGGCCGGAGCGACTTGAACGAGAGCCCCGGCCGATGCGGCGCGATGTGCTTGAGCGGTTACATGACGGCCTCCTGCGCTGGCGTCGGCGTTTCCGTCGAGGCTGTGGTCTTCTTCGCGATCCTCAGTCGGATCGATCTGGCCGGACGACGACGGTTCAACGTCAACGACGTTCGCCAGTCCGGCCTTGCCGTTCACTGCAGCGATTGCGTCGTCGTCCGATTGGGAATTGGCGGAGAGGTCAGCCGAAGCCGCCTCCCCTTCGTGGCGGCCCTCACGATCCGCAAGCGTCCCGGCTCCGGTCCCGGCAGGAGAGGCTTCGGCTTGCGGACCTACCTCTGGGGATGGCTCATCGTCATGCGAGGGCCTCTCTGGTGCATTCTGCTCTTCCGGATCTTCGCGGGCGATCATGATGTCGACAGCAGCGATCAGCGCCTTGCGTCCGGTCTCGGTCTGCATGCCAGTAACGATGGTCTGGGCGAGCTTGGGATCTATGATTTCGCCCGTTTCCGGATGATGCGGCTCTTCGAAAAGGTCGGGCTGCGCAATCATGCCGAGGGCATGCAGGTAGGTGTCGAGCACCGCCTCTTCTTCCATGCGCTGCTGCTCATCCTTCTTCCGAAGAGCGATGACGCGCTTCATGATGACGGTATCGAAGCCCATGCCTTTCGCTTCGCCGTACACATCCTTGATGTCGTCGGCGATGGTCTTCTTCTCTTCTTCGAGACGTTCGATGCGTTCAATGAAGGCGCGGAGTTGGTCGCGGGCTACGCCGTGTACGTCGGTCATGCTGCCACCTCGCCACGGGCTTTCGCTGGTTCGGGGGAAAGGAAAAGATCGCCGGGGATTTCAAGGCCAGTGGCCTTTGCGTGCGCCCAGAGCTTCTGCGCGGGCTTGAGCGGGATAATCCCGTCGGTGCCGCCCTTTTCCTTTGGCTGGGTCCATCGGTACACCCGCGTCCTGTCGGCGCCGGTTATCTCCTGGACGGCTTCGGGTCCGCCAAAGCGATCAATGATCGATGCGGCCGGCTCAAGCTTCTCTGGTGCGTTCGTTTCCATGGCAGCACTATGCGATAATCGCACAGCAATCGTCAAGAGCTTTGTGCTGCAATCGCACGAGACCATGCATTTTCGTTGTGCGAAAATGCCATATGGTTGAAGATCCTTATAAAAAATGGGTAATCGAAAATCTCGAGAAGCCCGGAATGTCTCAGACTGGGCTAGCGAAAGCGCTCGGCCTGCACCCCTCGGCGATAAACAAGGTCGTCAGCGGGAAGCGGCAACTCAAATCCCACGAGGTCGCGGGCGCGGCTGTCTATTTCGGAGAGGATGCGCCTCAGACCGAGCTTGTGCCCGTGACGACAGGCCTGGTCGCGGCGCGCGTTGCCGGCGTCGTCGAGGCTGGCACGTTCCGCGAGGTGGACGAGTTCGACCAGTCGGAGCCGATCGAGGTCATGCTTCCGCGAGATGAGAAGTTTCCGAACGCCAGACAGCTACTCTTCGACTGCAGCGGCGACAGCATGAACGATCTGCGCCCTCGCCCGATTTTTCCAGGCGACCGGCTGGTCTGCATTTCCTACGAGGACGTGCAACATCTGGTCGAGCTTCGATCTGGAATGGTCGTCGTTGTGGAGCGGACGCGGGATAGCGGCCACTTCCGCGAATGGTCGGTAAAGCAGCTCGAGCTATTCGGCGATCGGGCAGAGCTCCATCCACGGTCGACGAACCCGAAGCACAAGCCGATTGTCATTCAACGCGATCACGAGGCAGATGACGGCGTGAGCGTGCAGGTCATTGCGCTTGTCCGACGCGTAATGAATGAGATGCCGGGGTTCTGAACGTGATTACTAAGCCAGAAACCCGCTACGCCATGCGCAAGAACGATGTCGATGACTACTGGACGGTATATGACAAAATGACGAGCCAGCCTGCAGAGGTGGACGGCAGTTCTCTGACGCGCTGCGAAATAGGAGAGGCCGATTATCTCGTTGATTTGCTCAATGCCGAATACCTAGCAAGGTGCAAGGGCACTACGCATTAACCCGCCCTTGCCTGTTGGACTTTCCAGCGCATTGGATCCACTAAGCCGCGTAGTGCCGTAGCCCTTTAAGATCAAAATCCCGGCAGGCATCCGCGATCTCTTGAAGAAACCACCTCTTAGGCGGCGTGCATATATAGCTCTTCCCATCATCGCCCGGAAAGTTCATCACCGGCAGGACGGAAAACTCTTCCTCGTCGCCGACTGGCGCGAATGGCCCAACCTTGAACCGGTACCCTGGGAACCGATTGCCGAGGTAGCTCTCGAATCGCTCCTTAGCTGCCGCGACCGCCGCCCGCTGCTCGAATGGTGGGACGATGATGAATTCCAAAACTTCTCTTTCAGTAGCCATACGCATTACCTCCTGTGATCCCGACTAGCCGGCCGATTACGCTTCCGCAGGGCTGGCATCGGTATGGGATACTCTCCAAATAAACGCTTTCGATCAGCTCTTCCGCGTCTCGCGGAACATCATCACCGATCGGCATCTGCACCACCTTTTCACTGTCTCTCATGCAGTTCTCGCACCGGATATGGAGCGTGAACGGCGTTGGTGATTTTAGTACCGCATAGCCCATTTTGTTCTCCTTTCGTTCTATGAAAGCAGAACGTGCATTAAGAGTCGAATCGATTCTGAATTTGTGCCGCCAAAAATATTTGTGCGATTATAGCACTCTTTTCACTTGCCTCATCTGTGCGATTATCGCATAGTGCATCCATCAACGAAACGCCACGGCGCGAGGATGGAATGCAATACTTCCGCAACATCGAGACTGAGCAGAGCAAGCGCGACGCTCGCTGGAATGCAGCCCGCACGATCGCCGACTGCAACGCCTACATGGCGATCGAGGCTCAGTCCCATGCGCGCCTCGCTGCCCCTTTCATCGAAAGCAACATGTGGCGCGGTCCGAACTGGTTGCGTGGCGTCACGGCGGCTCGTTCTGAGCGCTACCGCTATGCCCGCGAGATCATGAACATCCGTGATGAGGATCAGCTCTATGCTTAACAGGGCCGAACGTCTCGCCGCTCTCCACCAGATCAGCGCCGCCGAAGAGGCTGGCAGCGTCCGCTACGGGCTGAACATTCACCCCGCACTGGTCATCGCGATCAAGGATCGAACAGCCGGCCACCAGCATTGGGCCGCGCGCTACGCCGCCTATGCGCGGGAGCAGATGGGCATCGACGACGGGGATCAGCTCTATGCGTAACGACCTCTCGGATATCCAGGTCCGCCTCGCCGACATCAACCGCAGAGCCGCCCCTGTCCTCGAAGAGCACACCCGCCTCATCGGCGCGCTGAACAAGGGCATCACCCTCGTTCTCACCGTGGCCGCCTTCGGCATCCTCACCTTCATCGCTATCGCGCCGACCGAGCAGAGCCTCAAGGAACGCGCCATCATCAACCAGGAGCAATTTTCATGGCAGAAGTGAACCTTTGGACGTGGTGGCAGAACGCCCTCGCCGGCACCATCGGCCCGATCCACGACGGCGACCCTCAGCAAGGTTATTATCGCACGCGCTTCAAGGACAAGCCGTGGGAGCCGGTTGCGATCTGGTTCGAGGACGGCAAGTGGCACGCCATGCGCGGCGATCGTCAGGTCGACGCTTCCGACATCTGGACATGGTGCTGCCGGAACCCCATCACCTACGAGGCCTACACCAAGGCGATCGAGGGCGCGGGCTGGGATGACGAGCCGGAAGCTCCTGCCATAGGCCACAACCTGCCGTCCGACCCGTTCGAGGCGCTGCAAATCGAGTTCGCCGCCGAGCGCGAACAGGCTGAGGCCTTCATGAAGAAGCCGATCACGACGCAGGCCGAGGCCGACCGTGCCGCGATCTGGTCCAAGCGTTTGTCCACGATCGCGAAGAAGGCAACCGACCTGCATAAGGTCGAAAAGCAGCCACATCTCGATGCCGGCCGCAACGTCGACAACAAGTGGCGCGAGCTCAAAGAAGAGCCGGACGCAATCAGCAAGAAGCTGAAGCGCCACATGGACGCGTTCCTGCAGGAGGAAGCGCGCAAGGAGCGCGAACGCCAGGCGGCGGCGCGGCTGGAAGCCGACCGCATTCAGCGCGAGGCCGATGCCGCACGCGTCGCGGCGGAGAAAGCCGCAGCGAAGAACGACAACGATGCAGCGGCCGTCGCGGCGCAGAACAACGCCATCGCCGAGGCCGAGCGGCTTGCTGCACAGGCAGCGCAGGCCGAGCGCGACGCTCAGGCCCGCAATGCTTCGGCTGGCCGGACCGGCGCAAAGGTCTCGCTCCGCACCTTCGTCTTTGCCGAGATCACCGATTTCGATGCGCTGCTTATGGCGCTGAAAGATCGGGCCGAAATCAAGGAAGTCGTCGAGACGCTTGCTAATCGCGCGGCGCGCTCCGGCGTCAAATTGGCCGGCATGGCTATCCGATCGGAACAGAGGGCCGCCTGATGACCGAAGCAACCTCTCTCACCGTCGCCGCCATCATGTTCAAGTGGCAGAAAGACGGAAAAACCTACGACTATTTCATTCCCGAAGGGATGACGGTGAACGTCGGCGACAAGGTCGTCGTCGAGACCGCGCGCGGCGAGACCACTGTCGAGGTCATGGCCATCAAGGCCGAATCCGAAATGGCGCAGAAGAAGATCGTCCGCGTCGTCGAGCCGGATATGGAAGGGGAAAAGGCATGAACAGTCACGTTCCCGCACTCACCGGCGGCGGCAATGTCCTCGCCATCGTGCCGCAGACCTTCGAGGAGACGATGCGCATCGGTCGCGCCGTGGTGGCGTCAGGCCTCGCCCCGTCAGCGCTCATCGGCAAACTCGAAGGGGATGATGCCGCTGCGGCTGTAGCGGTCGCAATCATGTCCGGCGCCGAGCTTGGCCTGAAGCCGATGGTCAGCCTTCGCAGCTTTACCGTGATCAACGGTCGACCGGCCCTCTACGGCGACGGGCTTATCAATGTCGTGCGCATGTCCGGCAAGGTCGCCTATCTCAGGACCGGCTGCGAAGAGCGCGGCGGCAAGATGGTCGGCTTCTGCGAGGCCAAGCGTCTGGACACCGGCGAAGACAAGCGCGTCGAGTTTTCGCAGGCCGACGCCGAGCGCGCCGGTCTGTGGCAGACGAAGGCCGTCGTCGTGAAGTGGAACAAGTGGGACAAGAAGAACGAGGAGAAGCCGAACGATAGCCCGTGGTACCGCTTCCCGCAGCGCATGCTTGCGTGGCGCGCGGCTGGCTACTGCCTGCGTGAGCTGTTCGGCGACGTGCTCGGCGGCATCCGCGACGAGTTCGAGGTTCGCGAGATCGCCGAAGCCGAGGAGATGCGCGACATCACTCCGCCGGCAGAATCGGTCGAGAGCAAGCCGACGCCGCCGAAGCCTCCCAAGCCGCCCGCGCCGCCGTCCGCGAAAACCATCGAGGCCGAACCTGACGAAAAGCCCTCTGAGGTTTCCGAGTTCTCCCTCGGCGATTTCCTCGACGAGATCGAGACGGCTGTGGCCGGCGCGAAGGATGAGGCTGACGTCGAGGAGATCTGGAACGACTTCGATGCACCGGCCGTGCTCGAAACGGAAGGTCATGCCGACATGATCGAAGCGGCCTTCGCAATCAAGACGCGCCGCCTCGCGCAGCTGTCGACGTTGAACGGGGGCTGACCATGGGCAGAGCGCTTCTGGTCCTCGCAAACGAACACTTTCGTCAGAAGGCGATCGATTGGATTCGTCGCGCGCCGGTGGACACCCGCGTCGAGTTCAAGGGGCCGAAGCGCACGACACCGCAGAACGATCGCATGTGGGCAATGCTCACCGATCTTTCGCTCCAGCTTGCTTGGTACGGCCAGCAGCTCACTCCGGACGACTGGAAGCTCGTCATGCTCGACGCGCTGCGCCGGGAGAAGTCCGAGCAAATCCGCATGGTCCCGAACACCGACGGGAGCGGCTTCGTGCCGTTGGGCACTTCGTCATCCGACCTTTCCAAGGACGAGATGACCGATCTCATCGAAATCATCTTCGCCTTCGGCGCGCAGCACGGCGTCGAGTGGTCAGAACCTAAAGGGAAAGCGGCATGACCACCTTCACCGCGAACACGCTCAAAGAGCTTGCCTACTTTTACACCAACACCGATCGCTCGATGCTGGAAGACAAGGGCCTTATCCAGCCCAGGAAGGCCGGAGACGACCGCTGGAAGCGGTTCAACCACAACTTCGATATCTTCATCTTGAAGCTGTCAGCCGAAGATCGCGCCGTTCTGGCGGCGATGGCGACGGACTATGCGAAGTCGTTCGAGCCGCAGGGCGGTGCCGCATGAGCAACGACCTATATGGGAAATGCCCTACCTGCTCGCAGGTGTTCCTCGTCGCCAAGCTGCCGATGGAATTGAGTAAGGCGGCGAAGCTCGCGAAGCGAGCCGCGTGCCCAGCATGCGGCGAAGCCAAGGGCATCACGATTCCGACCTCTGATGAGATCCGATCGTTCGAAAAGGCAGGTGCAGCATGAGCACCCGTCAGCAACGCCGCGCCGCCCGCTCTTTCGAACGCCGTGGCCTGAAAGGTGACTGGGGCCTCTGGCGCATCACCCATCTGCCCGAGGGCATTCCGGGCGGCAACGGGTGGAACAAGGAAGTCCGCCGCGCCCAGGCGAACAACCTCTATGTCGTGCTCGTCCGCCCGTTCCTCGACGAGCAGGGCAACGAGGTAATTCACCTCGCGATCCGCACCGCATCGCAGCTTGAGCCGCCGTGGCGCGACATGCAGCGCATTAAGAACGAAATCTGCGGGGAAGAGGCCACGGCCGTCCAGGTGATGCCGCCGGCGTCCGAACTGATCGACGAAGCCGACATGTATCACATATGGGTTCTGTCCGGTCGCCTCCTTCCCTTCACATTGGCTTATCGGAGAGCAGCAATGAGCGGAGGCGACGATGCGGACCGTTGAGGAATGGGTCGGCAAGACCGATGACGCCGCTGTCCCGCCGCGCGTCCGCCTTCGGGTTTTCGAAAAATTCAACGGCGTCTGTCAGCTTTCCGGCCGGAAGATCCTGGCCGGCGACGCCTGGGACCTGGATCACATCAAGGCCATCTGGCGCGGCGGCGAGCATCGAGAGAGCAATCTGCAGCCGGTGCTGAAGCAGCCTCATCGCTTGAAATCCGGCGAGGAGCAATCCGAGCAGGCCAAGGCCGACCGCGTCCGCAAGAAGCACCTAGGCATCTGGCCTCAATCGAAAGCGAAGATCCGCGGCGGCGGTTTCAGGAAGACGAGGGATATCTGATGTGGATGGGAAGGAAGCAATGAGCGATCTACTCATGACGCGCCGTGTGGTATTCTCTGGATGCGGCCTCTACCGATACCTGCTCGAGCACGACTTCGGCGGCCGCGGCCCGGTCATCTCACTAGGGATGGTCAACCCGTCCGATGCTGACGACGAGAAAAACGACCACACCATGACGAAGGTGGACGGCTTTGCCATTCGCCTCGGCGCCAGCAAGGTCAAGGTCTGGAACAAGTATGCATTCATCGACAAGGACGTGACGGCGCTTCGAACGGCATCCGATCCGGTTGGGCCCGAGAACGACGCCTATATCTCTCAAGCAATTCGTGACGCCGATATTCACATTGTTGCCTGGGGGCCGCTGTCGAAGCTTCCGAAGCCCCTGCGCGGTCGCTGGCGATCGGTCGTTGCCGTTCTTTCGACAGCCGGCGCCAAACCGATGTGCTGGGGAACAGCGCTCGACGGTCACCCACGTCATCCGCTAATGCTGGCCTACGCCACGCCGCTCGTTCCTTGGGAGGTGCCGACATGAGCAAATTCAACGAGGCCGACATACGGAATGCCGCCTTTGAGGAGGCCGCGAGGCTCATCGAGGAAGGATTCGACCGCCCCGGCATCGCGAAGAAGCAGGACACGTGCGCTCATGGCAAGTTCGGCTGGGAAGACTGCGAATCTTGCGCCGCGGCTGCGATCCGTGCGCTGAAGTCCGATCCTGCACCAGTCCCCGCCCCCAAACCCTTCACTTTTTCGGATCCAGCCCGTCAGGTAGAGCATGAGCGGATCAGGGCGCAGAGCAAAGGAGGGAGGGATAAATAA